CTCTTCTTCACTCATGTTAGCGAGCGAATATTGCTGAATCAAAAAATCAATGATTTTAAATTTTAATTCTACATTATTTATTTTTTTCATAAAAAAATCCCTTAAACCCTAAAAAATATAAATATAAATATAAACTAAGGAAGTAATGCTTCCTTAGAAAAATTTAAGGAAACTAGAGCATGTAGCCTCGTCTCATTTTGGGGCTGTTAATAAAATTGTTAATAACTTTAAAATAAATCAAAATTGCAATTTATTTTGATTTATTTTTTCACTAAAATTAACTTTTACTTCTGTTGAAGGTTTTGAAGAAAAAAGTTTTTCCAAAGTGTTCTTGTAATATTGAAAATTTTTATCTTTTTCTGAGAGCATTAAAAAAGATTCTTGAATATCTTTTTCATACAAAAAAACTAAAGAATTAAAAAATTCAGGAGCTTTATTTCCATATCTTTTGAAATCTTTGTGAATTGCCGAAATCAAAGATACTCCCTTTTTCGTGTAGCCGTAGCGCATAGAATATTTTAAAAAAGAAGGAAGATATATCATATGATTGGCAATGTCATATTGAAGCAGGCTAGGCACTTCTTTATTGAAAAAATCAATAATTTGTTCCGTTTTTTCCATGTCTATGTTAGCGCCAACTGACATTTCACCCCTGCCGATTTTATAAATTCCAGTGTGTGTGAGAGCACAATTTTGCAGGCCGCAGATAGCATAAGTATAAATCCACCTATGCTCCACAGTTAAATTTCTAAGTCTTTCATCAGTGAATACTCGATGAGAAAGAACCCTATATTCTGCTGTCATCCTAGCCTCCTTTTTTAAGATTTTTTTCACACCAAGTTTCTATTCCTAGAAGTGGGAACTCAACACGATCTAGAAAGATCTGAAGCTTTCTGTTGTCATTAAATATAGTATTCCAGCGTACAGTTTCTTTTTCTGTTTCTAGTCTTTCTAGATCCATTTTCTGAAGTTCTCGTATATATGCACGAAACGAAAGAACCTTCCTGGGAATTACTATTTTGCTTGCTTTTTTTTTAGGAATCGCTGAAATTAAAAAAGCGGTATTTTCATGTGAATAAAAGTTTTCTACATTCATCATACGATATCGTTCATTTAAAGTTAAAAATGGTGGCCAGAGAGACGGCCCGGCAAGGTTTTTATTTTAGTCTCTCTGGCCATAGGGGATGCTAGAACTTCTTAGTTCTAGCATCTATTCTCTTTTTCATTTCCTGAATTTTTTTGTTTATTTTTTTTAGAAATCTTCTTTTTAGAAAAATTTTCAGAAACAAAGTAAACATTTTTAAAAAAAACTTTCCAAAGAAAATACCTAAAAAAATGCTTACAAATAAATATTGTTTCAAAAAAATACATATCAATATCAGAAATAGAAAAAGAGTCGATTTTACTTGACGTTTGACCACGCGACAACCGTTTCTTTATTTAGATCTTTTTTTATTCCGGCATAGAGATCTAAAGGCTTCTCGCGGCATATAGAGCATAATAAGAAAAAGAAGATGGTTAAAAATGATAGAGTGATAAGAAAAAAGTCATTGACTTTTTGTAAGATTTGATTTTTCATAAAATAAGGTCTAAATATTGTTAAAAAGATAGTGAAGACTTAGTCCTGTTCTAGCAGGCAAAAATCCCTCCAGGGATATGGTTCAGGCTGGCAATAGTCGGCCTGAATCTTGATTAAGATGTTCAGATTTTGTTTCCTCCTTTTTTTGAATTGTAAATAAATTGCCCTCGGTAGCCGCTAGATATAGAGCTACTTTTTGAGCTTGTTCATATGTGCCGCAAGATATTTCTCTTGGCTCATGGGTGAAGATGTTGATTAGTTGGAACATATTTCTATTATTTTGTTTATTATTATATCCCCCCAGCACCCGCACATGACGCGCGGGGCATAACCAAAGGGGGAGGTTATTCTTATGAATGTGAAAAAAATTCTTTTTCAAACTCTTCGTCATTTAAAAAATATCCTTTTTCCGAGCCGTCTTCTTTTTCTTTTTTATAAATAGCACAGTTTGTTGAATTATTTTTTTGTATCACATGATATTCTATGCGTTGATCGTCTGTATTTACCGAACAAACTGCAAAAAGAGCCTGAAAATTATAGTGTATGTCAGCAACGGGCTGACAATAATAATAATTATAATTCGAATAGAGCAATCTTGAAGCTTCTTTTATTGAGATGATTTTAGCGTTTTTTTCAATTTTCATATTTCCCCTTTATTTTTTTATTAATTAATTCGTGATGATGAAAAAGATAATAAGATAAAAAAATAATATGTCAAGCATGAAATTAATGAAAAAGATACAATTTCATTAATTATTATTCTTCTTTTTCTTCTTAAGCCTTTATTTATCTAGCTTCTCAGTTAATAAAGTTAGCGTCTCATTATGAAACATACACTATTTTTCTTGACTTAATTGCTTTTTTATGACAAAATCTTTTAAATTAATAAATCAATATCAATTTGATGACAAATAACTTAAAATCATATATCATTGAAAAGTGGCCTGAACGCTTTAAAAAGTCGGGCTTAAATCAAAAGCAGTTTGCGGCGTATAGCAAAGTATCTCGTCCTGCGCTCAGCGAAATTCTAAGTGGAAAAAGGAAAAGTATTCATCAAAGCACTATTGATAGAGTAGAAAAGACTTTTAAAGATTTGGGTGTTTGAAAAGCAAAAAATTTCCGAAATATTGTAAGCCTTATCTCGAAAAGCTAAAGTTGATTGAGAGGATTTTGGAATAGAAAAATTTTGAGATTTTTATTTATTGACAATTTATTTTAATTCTTGATTATTTATTTTGATTTTTTCCTGCATTTTTTAAAAAGAAATGCAAACATCTTTTGTTACAGAAGTTTCTCACGAAATTAAGAATTTTAAAAACAGAAAAGGCAATGACAATCTTAACCATAAAGCCTTAGAAAACTACAGAAGAAGCGGCATAGCTATAGCTGTTTATCGGATGCGAAATGGGCTAACTGGAGCAAGCAAGATTAACCCTTTAGAAAGGCTCTTAAAAAAAGAAATAATAACTCAACAAGAGTTTGGTGCTGCTTGCAAATATATAGACGATTTTGAGCTTGCTCACATGTCTCATCATGCTAGACCTAGTTATGACGGCACGCCAATATCGAGCGTATCAAGCAATTTTATAAAAGAAAGAACTATACCACAACATCAATTAAATGCGGCAGCTAGAATTGAAAAGATAAAGCAAGCAATCGAAGAAATAAGCAAACCGAGACAAATAAAAAACTTTAAAGATTTTAAAAATCACAAAAGCGCTCATCGCAATACTACGAGAGACAGAAGACTGACGGAAGTTTTAGATGTTATTTTTGAGAAACAAATGACAATCAATGCTGCGGAGCAATATTTGCATATAGGGCACAGATCTTTAGAAGAAAAAATTAAAGAAATTTGTGAAATTATTTTAGAATTTTAAAAAATATACTTGACAAATTCCAACCAATAATTTTTAATGTTTTTGCTAGAATGGCCTTTTTAGTTTCAACAGCAGGAAAAATCATTTAAACCGCTCGCTCTCGTATAGAGACGAGCGGTTTTTTATTGGCCACAATTTTATTTTTTATGAAAAAAGTAGTTAAAAAAGAATTAGCAAAAGCCGTCAAGAAATATGAAGGCTCTAGAGCTGATATGAAAGCTGATAAAAAAGCAGCAATGAAAATAATCGCTAAAAAGAAAAAATGAACATTTGGAAACCGATCATCTTATCTAAAATACCAGGGGCTTATTTTCTTAAAGATGAAAAAGACTCCGATTTTCTCACTTCCCCACATGCTACAGATTATTTGCTAGCATTGCGTTTAAAAAATGAAGAAATCACCGCTGGTTATTATACTAATGACGGGAATTTTTTCGATATTTTGCAAAATAAAATTTTAGATTATATCGAAGATAAGGAAGTAAAAAGCTGGTGTTTATTAAAAGATTTTTTAAAAACCATAACTACAAATTAAATGCAAGACTTTGTTGCGAGATTAATCAAAAATAATTCTGAACAATATGGATCCGATGGAGTTCATTTTTATCAAAATGCTAGAATTTTCGTTAATTTTGTTGTTAGTGGAAATGGCAAGGAGTTTGATATTTTAGAATTTAAGAGAATTACGCACTATTAAATGAAAGAGAAGGTTAAGAAAAAGGCGCAGAAAAAAAAGCTTACTATTAAACAAAAAAAATTCATCAAAAATTATTTAAAGACTGGCAACGGAACTCAAGCAGCAAAAGATGCTGGATATAGTAAAAACTGCGCTCAAGAGATAGCCAGTGAAAACTTATCAAAACCTATTATTCAACAGGCTGTAGCTTCTGCGGCTGAAAAATTAGGAATTTCTGCTGAATATGTTTTAGGAAATTTTAAAGAATTTATTGAATTTGGAAAAAAGAAAATAATCAAAGCCAAGCAAATTAACGGCGAGATTTTTAATGAAGAAGAGCTTGCTGACGCTCAATTAGCTTTTAAGTCAAACGAAGCCTTGGGTAAACACCTAAAACTATTCACTGACACTGTAGAAGTGACAGGAAAAGATGGCGAAAGCATTGCTGCTATTAGCGCAAAAGAAAAACTAGAATTAGCAAAGCAGATAGCTTTGACTCTAAAAAACATTTAAAAATTTATGGCACTAACAACAGAAACGCAATTATTTCAAGTTCAAGAAGGTCAGGGATTCGCAATTAATTGTCCTTCTTCAGTTATATCTAGATCACTGTCTGCAAATACTTCAGTGAACATTAGTATTTCGAATCTTGCTGACGCAAGTGGCGACTTGCCAACTTATTTAATATTTTCAGGAAACGGAAATTTTTATGTTCGCTGGAACGCTTCAAGTGCTTCAATTCCAGGAAACAATTCTGATGGCACGGCTGCTGAATTAAATCCAGGGGTACGTAAAATCACAAATAGCATAACTCAATTTAGTATCATAGCTCCTGCTGATATGATTCTTACTATTCTTCTCTACAGAGGAAATTAACTTTAACTTAAATTAATAAAATTATGTCTAGACCAAACGGCTTACAAGAAGCAACTGCATTAGATAACTTCGGATATTATATTGAACCAGATAGCCAAATTCAAAGAGCTTATTTGGGCGAGTGCAACGGTGTTGATTTGTTAAATATCAAAAAAAACAGAACAGTTGTAAAAACAATAACCTCTGCTCAACTTTTAGCATTATTTACAACCCCAATTTCAATTATTGATGCTCCTGCAACTGGTTTTGCAATTGTAATCAATAGATTTGTTGCTCGTCATGGAACTGGCACGGCTTACAGTGGCATAGCTTCTGGTGAGGATTTAGTTTTAAAATATACCAACGCTTCTGGCGCAGAATGCTCTGGTCAAATGGAAACAACAGGCTTCTTAGATCAAGCAACTGCACAAATTCGTTCAGTTCTAGGTGTTGCTGTAGCTCCAGTTGATGCAGCTGCTGTAGTTCTTCACTTATTATCTGGCAACATTACAACTGGCGACTTTGATTTAGAAGTTCTGGTTGATTATGATGTCATTCCAACTGATTTTGCTGCTTAGTTAATCACAAATGCTAGACGAAATCCTAGCACGACTTGAAAAAATGTCGCCTGAGCAGATTGTTGATCTGCAAAGCAAAACTAATCAAGTTGTTCCTAAGCAAATATGGTATCCGCACCCAGACAACGACCCCCAATGCAAGGCTTATTATTCAAAAGCCGACATTACATTATTCGGCGGGAGTCCAGGTGGCGGTAAAACGGCTCTTGGTTTAGGGTTAGCAATAACTCAACATACCAGGAGCCTAATTGTGAGAAAGCAATTCACTGATCTTGACGGTGTAATTGATAATCTTGAGGGCATGATTGGCACGAACAGAGGAATAGTTCGTGGTAATCGCCCAAAATACAAAGATAACAAAAGAACTATTTATTTCCAAGGCATGGGAACCAGTGGCGATATAGACACTGGAAAACAAGGAAACGCTTTTGATTTTATATATATTGACGAAGGCGCACAATTTCCTGAAAATGATGTAAGATTACTGATTGGTTGGAATAGAAGAGGGGCGGGAGTTCCTGAGTCTCAAAGGTGCAGAATCTTAATTGGTTCAAATCCTCCAACAAATTCAACTGGTGATTGGCTTGGAACTTTCTTTGCTCCTTGGTTTGATCCGAGACATCCTAACCCTGCTAAATTTGGGGAATTGAGATGGTTTTATTTTGATAAAGATGGTAAATCAATTGAAACAGAAAACAAAGAGCCTTTTGAAAGTAATGGTGAAAAATTTTACCCACACTCAAGAACTTATATTTTTAGCGCTGTTGAGAATAATCCTTATCTTGACTCCGAAGAATATAAAAAGAAACTACAAACAATACCCGAGCCATTTAGAGGGCAACTTTTAAGTGGAAACTTTCTAGCGGCAAGAGTCGATCAAGCCGCTCAAGTTATACCTACTTCTTGGGTCCAAATGGCAAATGAGCGTTGGGATAGAGCTAAAGGTCTTCCCCCTCAAGGTGTCCCAATGTGTAATATCGGAGTTGATTGCTCTGGCGGCGGCAAAGATCCTGCAATTTTAGCCCCACGTTTCGATCATCATTATTCTAAGCTAATTAAATTTGAAACTGTAATAAATGAATATGGTTCTCAAATAGCTGGTGAGGTTATCAAAATCAGGAGACACAATAGCGATGTTACGCTTGACATGGGAGGTGGCTATGGTTCTGGTGCTTATATCATCTTAAAAGAAAATATAGGAACTAGTTGCTTAAAATCATATCAAGGAGGTTCGGCTCCTGAGGCGAGAAGTGCAGACGGCAAACTATCGTTCTTAAACCTTCGCTCACAGCTTTATTGGCAATTTCGTGAAGCTTGCGACCCCGATCAGGATGGCGGATCATTAATTGAATTACCGCCTGATTCAAGGTTATTAGCTGGTTTAACCGCTCCAACATTTGAAATAAGGGGCACTAAGATTGCAGTTGAGTCAAAAGAAAAAGTTAAAGAAAAGTTAGGTTATTCACCAGACGAAGCCGATGCTGTAGTAATGGCATGGTGGAAGGGTAAAAAATTCTTAACACAAGAAGGTGGATTACAAAATTTTTATAAATCACAATCTTTCAGTCATGTGCCAAGAGGGCAAGTGATGTTAGACAAATATCAACATAGAAGAGGAGTTTAATGTCTGGAAATCAAGCTGGGGGAGGCGGAATAGGCGCAACAGTAGGTGGTATTATAGGTGCTGTAGCTGCTGGTGCAGCCACGGGTGGCCTTGGTGCTGGCGCTGGTTTTGCTATTGGCGCTGGATTAGGGGGGGCGACTGGAGCCGCTGTGGGCGGAGCTCAAGATGCGGCAAGAGCCTCAGCTAGAATGGCCCGTTCTTTAGCGACTCCCACAACTAAGTCCCCAGTTATACCTAACGCAAACAGTGATTCAGTTAATCAAGCTAAATTAAAATCATTATTTAGTTTACAAAACAGAAGCGGAAGAGCATCGACTCTTTTAACAACAGCAACAACAAATAAATTCGGTGGATAATCCTAGCAAAGCAAAAACAGCGGCTTTGCTCTCAAGAGGGCAAACTATTCTTACTTACAAAGTAAGTCTCAACAGTTTTTGGCAAACTGTCGCTTATAATTTTTACCCGCAAAGGGCATATTTTACTTATACATATCAATACCAAAATCAAGCATTTGGAGCATTTCCATTCAACAACCAATTTGCCAACAACCTCACCACATCTTATCCGATTTTAATTGCTCGTGATTTAGCAAGTTCAATTTCTACATATTTAAGGCCTGCTGGTCAGCAATGGTTTAAAGCAAAGATAAAAAATAAAGAAATTCAAAAGAATGTTTCTAATGAATCGCTTAAATATCTTGAATTTATAACCGATACCATCAATTATTATCTTGAAGATGATAAAACTGGTTTCCCTAGAGCTGCCAAAGAATCAGATGCGGATCTAACTGTTTTTGGTCAATCTTGCTTATCTGCAGAAATAGATTGGAACATAAATCAAATAATTTTTAGAACTTGGTTTCTAAGAGATGTGGCTTGGGAAGAAGATTCTGCTGGAAACGTTTCTTTTGTGGTTCGTGAATGGAATACTACAATTAGAAATGCTTATGAAAGATTTGGCATGAAGCTTTCAGCTAAAGCTAGAGCGAAGTTAGAAAAAGAAGGAAATGAGCCTTTTAAAATTATTCATATTGTATTAAAGACTACAGATTATGAAAATTTTTATAGCAAAGAAGAAAAGGGTAAAATCAAATTGCCTTGGGTTTCTCTGTATGTAGAAGTTGACACCAATCACGAAATTGAGTGCGTGGGATCTCCTACTGAAATCTATAGGATCAATCGCTGGGAAACTTTAGGCGGCTCACAATATGCCGTAAGTCCTGCAGTAGTTGCTGGTTTACCAGATGCAAGATTGTTGCAGGCAATGACACTTTCTTTGTTGGAAGCTGCAGAAAAATCAGTTAGCCCACCAATTATTGCCAAACAAGATGCAATTCGTGGCGACATTGGCTTACTTGCTAATACTGTTTCATGGGTAAAAGAAGATTTACCAGGCTCAGTTGATGATAATGTAAAGCAAATGCAAATAGATAAAAGCGGCTTGCAATTTGGCTTAACAATGCAACAAGACTCAAGAGCCATGCTTCGTAGTGCGTTTTATATAGACAAGATCAATCTACCTGTTTTTGATTCTAAAATGACAGCGACAGAAGTAAGGGAAAGAGTAGCTGAATATATCAGAAACGCAGCACCATTATTTTCTACGATGATTGCAAATTACAATCAACCTCTTTTGAACATGGTATTTACCTTGTTGAAAAGCGTAAGAGCTTTTGGACCAAAAGAATTTATTCCCGACGAGTTAAGAGATCCTCTAACTGGAGACTTGCGGGATGACATAGACTTTAGCTTTAGTTCTCCATTACTTGAAGCTGAAGGCATGATTAAAGCGCAAAAATTTGCTGAGATGAAAGCAATGATTGCTGAATCAGTAGCCCTTGATGCCTCTACAATGTATATACCTGACGCTTCTATTGCTCTTCGTGATTCGCTTGAAGGCATTGGCATTCCAGCTAAATGGCTTCGTGATGAAGATGTAGTTGTTAGCATGGTTGAGGCCGAAAAGCAAAAACAATCAGCACAAGAATATATTCAAAATTTAGCCGCTGGCGGTCAAGCTGCTGAAAACATAGGCAAAGGCGCACAAGCGGTTCAACAAGCGGGCATAATTTAGCTACTATAGCTCAGTAGGTAGAGCACCTGTCTTGTAAACAGGATGTCGTGAGTTCGAATCTTACTGGTAGCACCAATTATTAAAAATGAAAAAACCAAAAAACTTTAGTATAGCTCTTGAAAACTATATCACAGAGCCTCAATTCTTTGCAATAAGAGCGTTAGAAGAGGGTAAAGCGACAGATGTTCAGCAAAAAGTAGCTTTAAAGGCCATTGCTGAAAATATTGGGGAGTTTCTTCAGGTTTCTTACGAGCCAGACCCAATGGCTACAGCTTTTAACGAAGGTAAAAGATGGGTAGCAAGATTTCTCTTTGAAGTAATTACCGCTCCAGTAACTTACTTTAAAGCGCAAAAGAACCAAAGTAAAAGACCAAATATTAACCAATAATTAAATTATGCAAAATATTGATGCTGGTGGATTACCAGCAACCAACGAACCTGCGCCAAGCGTAGATAATTCAAACACTCCAAACATCACTACTATTACCCCGACTATTGTTCAAACTCCTAGTGCAGAAACTGCGCCAGCAGTTGAGGCACCAAAAGCTGAAAGTCCCATTACCACAGAATCAAAACCAAAAAATATTCTTCATGTCGAAGATGCTCCAGCTCTTACGGCAGAGCTAAAACAAAAACTTTCAAGAGGTGATGAAAAAATTGCTAAATATCTTGATAAGTTTAAGAATATTGAAGACTTGGTTAAGTCTAGTCGTGAGTTAGAATCTAAATTTCACAAGACTAGAGCACTTCCCGAATTACCAAAGGATGCAACGCCAGAGCAAGTAAAAGAATATCGTGAAGCTGCGGGTATCCCTGATACTTGGGATAAATACAATATCGAGCTTGACGGTGTAAATATTGGAGAAGCCGATCAACCAATTGTTAATGACTTCCTAAAACGTGCCCATGAAAAGAATTTGCGCCCAAGCGAAGTAAAAGGTGCTTTACAAACATATTTTGAAGTAGCGACCCAAAAGAATAAAGAGTTTATTCAAAATGCTGAGAAACAAACAGCAGAAGTGCAAAAAGCTCTTCAAAAAGAATGGGGTCATAATTTTGACACTCATAAGAATATGATTACTAATCACTTACAAAAAGAGTTTGGAGAAGAGGATTTTAATAAAATCACTTCTGCTACTTTGCCAGATGGCACTATGTTAATCAACAACCCAAAATTGCTGAATTACTTTTTGTCAGGAGCTAAAAGCAGCGGTCAATCTCATACTATATTACCAAACACAAACGATCCAATTTCTTTAGCTGATAGAGGGAAAGAAATTGAAAAGCTACAGAGAGAAAACCCTCAAGCTTACTATAACAGCCCTAAAATTTCCGAAGAATATAAGTTAATTCAGGAAGCATTAAAACAAGTCAGAAATTCGTAAGAATCTAATAATTGAGTTATTCATTATTAGTGCGGGAATCCGCAACATTTAACACTTTAGCTTAAGGACGCTTAAAAAAACAAGGAAGACCCTTTTACAGGATAATCTTTGAATTTGTTTTTAGGAGGCACAATCCGCAGGGAAAGTTTCTTTTTAAACAATTAAAATTAATTATTATTATGGTCGCTCCTATTTTTAGTCCTGTGGCACCTCTAACGGTGTATGACACAGATATTATGTTGGCCGCTAACCAACGTCAATCATTACTACCTGGTTCCGTTACTAATCGTGCTATAGACAATGGCTCATCTTACATTTTTGAGATTGCGGATGCTGGATATACTTACGCCAAACAACGTGCTCCAAACAGCCAAATTCCTACTGGAAATTTTTCTCAAGTTCAAAAAACTGCAAACATAGTAACCCTATGGTCTGAGGTTTTTAAGTCTTTGGAAGAAGTTAAAGGCTCTCAAGGTGATTTAAAACGTATCATGGTTGAGCACACTGCGGGAGAAATCGCAAGAACAGAAGATAAAGTTATTTTTGACGTTCTTGACGCCGATTCTACTGAGTTCGATTCTTCAAACGTAACTATGAGTGCTGACGTTATGAGAGAGTTATTAGGTAAATTACTTAAAGCTCGTTTCAGAATGGACGGCGAAATTTTTGCTGTTGTTGGCCCTTCTGCTTGGGTACAATTGCTTAAAGATCAAGATTTTAAAAACTCTTTGATCTCTGGCACTACTCCAACTAGAGACCTTCCTTTAAAATGGGATGACAGAAGGATCATGTATAGCTTTTCTGGTATCAACATCATCGTTCATAGCAACGTGCCAGGTGTTGGGACTTCTCAAGAAACTAACTTTTTCTATCATAAAACTGCCGTTGGTTCTGTTTATTCTAAAGATCAATTGCTTGGTGTAAATTCAGGCTATTTAGACTGGATGGGTAAATATTTCTGTATCGCTGGTGTAAGAACCGCTTCAGTTGCATTGCAACCTACAGGCATGTTTAAGTTCTATACTGATGGCTTAGCTGTTTAGTATTTCCTTTAACTCAAATTTAAATCTTTATGTCTTATACTCCAAGCGCTCTAGCTCTAATTATTGCGGCTGATAGCGACACTCCTAGAAGCACAACTTCTAACAATATCAATCGCTGGTATTACAATTCCCCTTCAGACAGCTTGGCTACCTGCCAAGGTTCTGGCTATTTCAGTGATGGAGTGGCAAGAGGAATGGCTGTTGGCGATATCGTTGAGGTTGCCGTTGCCAGCGCTTTAAAAACAACTACCCAATATGTTTCGGCTGTAACCTCTACGGCTGCGACAATTTCTGCTGCTGCTTAATTAGCTTAGCAATAGAAAATTTGAGGGGGCGGTGGATTCTGCCCCCTTTTTTATTAACTAAAATTTCAAATCTATGTTTTCAGTTCATGATCTACTTACTACCGATACCTCACACACAAGTTTTCGCTTAAAAGTTCCCGCCAATACCCCAAAAGAAGACCTTACTAATCCTCAAAAATACCGTGAAATTGTAAGAAATTATCAAAATGGCAATCGTGATTTTTTTCACTTTGGAGACAAAATTGAAATTTTGGCAACAAACGGCTCTTTTTATGCTGAATTATTAATTGTGGGCTCAAGTAGAGATGAATTATTTACAAGATTATTAAGTTATAATGACTTCAAAAAAGCGATTAAAAAGCAAGATGAATCACCAGATTTTGAAATAGTTTGGGATGAAAAATCAAAATATAATGTTATCCGCAAATCAGATAAAAAAACAATGAAGCAAGGCTTTTCTTCAGAAGAAGAAGCTCTTTATTTTATTAAAAACTATTAATGGCAACTAAATTAGGTATATACAACCAAGCGCTTGAAGCGCTTGGCGACTCCGTTCCTCTTTCTTCGTTAAGTGAAAATAGGTCAGCAAGACGTGCTCTTGATGTAGCTTGGGATAATGGGTTGCTTAATTTTTGCTTAGAGCAAGGACTATGGGGGTTCGCTACTCGCAGTCAAATGATGACCGCTTCTACTTCAATAATTCCTGAATTTGGCCCACAATATGCCTTTGAATTGCCAGATGACTTTGTGGGTCTAAATTCGATCTGGATTGATAATATGATGATAACACCACTTGACTGGTATCAAGGCCCAGAGGCGGGAGTTATATATTGTAATTATGACACAATTTACATAAAATACACTTCTAATGCTCCTACTTACGGCGGCAATTTAGCTTTATTTCCCCAAGTTTATCAAAATTACGTTTCTGCTGTCCTTGCTAAACAAGCAGAGCCATTTATAACTAATAGCCCTTCTCTTAACGCCAAACTAGACAGAGATCAAGAAAAGGCAAAATTAACCGCATTGAATTGGGATAAAAGAAATAAACCAAGAGAAAATTTACCACTTGGAAATTGGACGAAAGCTCGCCTTGGAACTTGGGGACTGTGGGGGAGGGCTAATACTTATTAATGGGTAAAGTCAATCAGCCAATACTTGCCTTTAATCGAGGCATAATAAGCAAGCTAGGTCTAGCAAGAATAGATGTATCAAAAGTTTTATTGGCCGCTGAAGATCAGGTAAATTGGACGCCTAGATTACTTGGCTCTATGATGCTAAGGCCAGGCTTAGAGTATATTGGATCAAGTAGAAACAACAATAAAGCAATTTATATCCCTTTTATTTTTAGCCGTTCTCAAACTGCTAGAATAGAGTTTACGGATAGTTATATTAGAGTCAGAACAGCAGACGATCAACTTATTACTCGTCCCGCAGTTTCAAGCACAATTACAAATGGAAATTTTGCAGGTAGCTTAACTGGCTGGACTGATAACGATGCAGCAGGAACTACATCTCAGTGGGTTCCTGGCGACTATATGCAACTTGTTGGAAATGGTCTTTCTTATGCAAGGCGCACTCAACAAGTTACAAATCTTAATCCTGGAATATTGCATGCAGTTCGTATTGTAATTCAAAACGGCCCTGTAAAATTTAGAATAGGCACGACCGCTTTAAATGATGATATTTTTCCTGAAACAAATCTTGGAACAGGAACTCATTCGCTAGGCTTTATTCCTGCAGGGAACTTTTATATTAATCTCTTTTCGCCGCTTAAAAGAATTACTTTAGTTAAAAGTATTGAGATAGAAGCTGCTGGAGTCATGGAGCTTCCCTCTCCTTATGTAGAAGAGGATTTATCTTTAATTAGATGGGATCAGTCCCTTGATGTAATTTATTTGGCGGGAGCCTCTAAACAACAGCGTAAATTAGAGCGAAGAGATAACGATTCTTGGTCTATTGTTTTGTATCAACCAGAAGATGGTCCAGTAAAAGCTCAAAATACCACACCAATTGCGATAACAGCAAGCGGCCTTAATGGCAACATTACACTAACCTCTAATCAAAATTTATTCAAAGCGGGGCAGGTCGGTGGAATTTATAAATTAATTTCTATCGGCCAGTCTGTATCTAGCAGCATAAGCTCAGAGGACACTTTTACAAACACTATTGAGGTGGAAGGGATTGGCGTTACAAGACAATTTACAATAATTAGGCAAGGGACTTGGGTTGCTACAGTTACCTTACAACGCTCTTTTGATAGTGGAACCTCTTGGCTAGATGTTACAACCTATACCAACAATGCCACTATTACTTTTAACGATGGCCTAGATAACCAGGTTGTTCTTTATCGAATTGGTATAAAAACAGGAAATTACACTTCAGGAACAGTAGATTTATCATTATCTTACTCTCAAGGAAGTATTACTGGTTATGCACGATTAACAGCTTTTTCTTCGGCGACCTCTGTTAGCGCAGAAGTTCTTAAAGATTTAGGTTCAACCACCGCAACCACGAAATGGTCTCAGGGAGAATGGTCTGATGATGAGGGTTGGCCCTCAACAGTGGCCCTAGCTGAAGGACGTTTATTTGACTCTGGATTAGGAAAAGTATGGGGTTCTATTTCAGATGCTTATGATAGCTATGATGACGAGGTAGAAGGGGACAGTGGCACTATATCTAAATTTCTTGGTGCTGGAGCTATAAGCACGCCAACTTGGATGATTTCGCTTTATCGTCTTTTTATTGGTTGTGATACGGCCGTTAAGGCTGTTAAAACAAGCGCTTTTGAAGACCCAATGACGCCAACAAATTTCCGTGTCGTTGAGCCTTCTACACAAGCTTGCGCCGATATTCCTGCGGCCAAATTAGATAAAAAAGCACTTTTTGCACAAGGTGCTGGAACCAGAGTTTATGAACTTTCTTACGATGAAAGCTCAATAGATTACGCTGCGGTTGAGTTGACTAAGGCTTGCCCTGAGATTGGTTTACCAGGTATTATTAGAATAGCCGTTCAAAGACAGCCAGACACCTTTATTCATTGCGTAAGAAGCGATGGAAAGGTAGCCGTCTTAATTTATGACCAATTGGAAGACTTAAAAGCGTGGTTTTTATATGAAACTGACGGAGAGGTAGAAGATGTAATCACTTTTCCTGGCCCTGGAACAGTAGAGGATTTGGCCTATTATTCAGTAAAGCGCACAATAAATGGGCAAACCGTTAGATATTTTGAAAAATTTGCATTTCAAATTGAGTGCGAAGGGGGAACTCTAAATAAGCAAGCAGATAGTTTTAAGATTTATGATGGCTCACCAACAACTACGATAAGTGGTCTAGATCATTTAGAGGCAAAAGAAGTTGTGGTTTGGGCTGATGGCAAAGATTTTAGTCCAGGAACAACAGATCAAACAACTTTTTTAGTTACTGGCGGTCAAATAACCTTGCCAAGCGCTGTTTCGCAAGCGGTTGTTGGCTTACCTTATTCTGCGTATTACAAAAGCGCCAAACTAGCTTATGCTTCTGGCTCGCCTTTAGGACAAAAGAAAAAATTAAATGCTATTGGAGTAATTATTATTAACACACATAATAATGGTCTGCAATATAGCTCTGGGGTCAAAGATGCTGAGGGTAATATTATTTATGACGATATGCCACGTATTAATCCCAACACTGGAGCAAAAGTAGATCGTGATTATATTTATGACTATCTAGATAGCTCACAAGTCAGTCTTGCGGGATCTTGGTTTAGTGATACTAGGTTATATTTAGCGGCTCAAGCCCCAAGGCCAGTAACATTATCAGGTTGCGAAATTGCACAAACTACTAATGATAAGCAGTAATGAAGCTTCGTTTCGCAAGAAAGAAGGATTTTATATATTTCTTCAAAGATGAAAAAATTATTTTTTCATCTAAGGCATGGGTATTACTAGAGGGTAAAAACCGTATAGCAATTGGCGGAGTATGGATTATGCCTAACCAATTTACCTCTTTTGTTCGCACTAATAACATTGAAAACAAAAGAGTTTTTTGGAAAGCTTGCAAAAACATAACAAAAGAATTAATAAAATTAGAGCTTCCGATTGTTTGTTTTAGAGATGATAAACAAGTTAATTCTAAGAAATTTTTAGAGAAATTGGGTTATAAATATTTAAACACAATAAATAATCAAGAAGTTTATAAATTATGGCGCAAGTAGCAACTGCATTAATGATAACTGGCGGTATATTACAGGCTGGTTCGACTTTTCAGCAAGGACAAAATAGCTCCCGCATGGCAACAATTGCCGCAGGACAATTAGAAAACAACGCTAAACTTGCTGAAATTTCAGCGAACAATGCCAAAGGAGCTTCTCAAGTTAAGGCGCAAGAGAGTCTAAGACAAAATAGACTACTACAATCAAAACAAATTGCAATTGCGGCCGCTGGTGGAGGCTCAGTTAGTGAAAAAAGTGTGCAAGATATAATTTCCCGCACAGCAGGAGAGGGTAGATTGGCTGCTGACGTTGATTTATATGAAGGAGATTTGCGTTCAATGGATTATATGAATCAAGCTATTGGATTAAGAAATAAAGCTATGACAACTTTATACGAAGGAAAACAGGCAAGAAGGGCTGCTAATATTGGCGCTATTTCAAGTATTATTGGATCGGGTGCAAGCGCTTCATCTTTTTACGGAAAATATGGCAATAAAGCGCCAAACGATACCAGTTCCACCTTTAGACAAGAAAATTTACCAAATATAGGACAAACAAGAATTAATGGCTAATATTCCTTACAATACTCAAAGAGCCGTTCCACAGGCTCAGGGCTTCAGTTCTGTGCCTATTACAGTTGCAGATACAAACGCTGTTCCTAAAGCAATTGCCCAATTAGGAAGCTCTTTAGTTAATGCTGGAGAGGCGGCAAAACAGATCAAGGAAAGACAAGATAAATATAATTATTCCTTGACTTATTCTAAATTTTTACGTGATAGCATTGATCTTCAAAATAACTTAGATCAAGACCCAGATTACCAAAATGCTCCACAAAAATACAAAGAAGGATTAGCAGAAATTAAATCAAATTTATTAAAAAATCTAGGATCAAATGAATTTGCTGAAGACTTAAAAGAGAAGATGAGTCTGCACGAAGCGGAGGATTACAGGAAGGTGCTTAATATCACAAGACAAAAACAAAGTGCATCTGATCTTGCAAAAGTGGATCAACAAGTTGATGCCAATTTTGAGGCATTCTCTAGAGCAAAAGATCCTCAAGCAAAATTTGGTTTATTAGCTAGTTCTGTGTTGGCTTTTAGTAATGCAATACCAGAAACCGACCCAAACAAAGCAATTAAAGTTCAAGAATTTACTGACAAAATAGAAAAAAGAGGGGCATTAATAGATTTAAGCCAAAGAAGCCCCCAAGAGCAAATTACATTATTAAAGCAAGAAAATAGCAAAGCTGGAAGTAATATAACTAAATATTTAGCTCCCGAAGAAAGAGCGCAAGCTTTGGAAAAGGCTGAACAAGCGCAAAAGCAGCAACAAAATCAAAATGTAACCGCAATTAGGAATGCTGACTTTTTAAGACAAAGAGCCGCAGAGCAAAGAGCAAATGATATAGTAATACATGGTGGCACGGTTCAAGATTTACCGATTGAAGATTATGTTTTGTTAAATCAAGAAACTAAAAATAATTTAAATAAGACGGCAGAAATTTATAGCGGCGCAGTTAAGATTGACGAAATTGAATCAAAAGGTGAGTTGTATGGATACCTTGATATGTATCACAAAAACCCTGAAGAGTTTGCTAAAATTGATCCAAATAAAATTACTTCAAGCCTTTCTGAAAAAGATGGTAAAATGGTTTTAGGTTGGCAACAAAAAGCGATTGCTGGAGTTTCTGCGCCAGTGGATTTAGTAACAAGGAATAAAATTGCCGATCAAACTCTTACAAGTATAGGGCTTGGCCCAAACAATAAAGAAGCTCAAGCATTTAAAAATAGATTTAACGAGGAAGTCGAATATTTTAAACAACAGCATCAAAAAGAACCTAATCAAAAAGAATTGCAAGAAATGGCTCACGGCCTAGTTGTGCAAGCAACTTTTTCAGATGGTTGGTTTGGCAATACGGATAATAAAAAATTATATCAAGTAAAAAGAAAAGATATTGAAGAAAAAATAATTGTTCCTGATGATTTTAAAAATGAAGTTTTGCAATTAAGAAAACAAAAAGGCTATACTAGCCCAGTAAATGATGATTACTTCAAAAAACTTTATCTAGAAAGCCTTAAAAAATAATGCAAAGCAATAAACTTTCCTCTCTAATAGACGATTTTGAAACGCAGGATAGTGTTGCGCCAAAAGTAGATAACAAACTTTCTTCTCTGATAGATAATTTTGAGAGCGACAAAGTCTCTCAACTTAAATCTAACATTTCTGCATCAACCTCAATCACGCCAGAGCAAGCAACCAAGCAATATCAAATCTATCAACAAACCAAAATCCCTGTTGATGTCGTAAGGACGCAAGAAAATCAAATTAAGCAAATGACAGAGCTTAATTCGATTAATTATCAAGATATTCTTAATAAATACCCACTTACTGCAAAACAATTATCTGATCCAAATAAAGTTGCGGCAATTCGTGATGATGTTGATAGTTTGAGTTATTTTGAAAGGGTTTTTGGCAGCGTTAAGCAAGAATATAAAGCGGCCCAAGAAAATGTAGCTCAAGCAGATTTGCTAGTTAAACAAATGAACTATGATGTAACTGGCAATAAAAAATTTAAACTTTCCCCACTTGAAGAAAATAGCTTAGCTTTAATAGAAGAATCTCAAGCACAAAATAAAGATTATAAACTTGGTTTTGTTTCCAGCATTCCATCATATACCGCCGCAGCAATTCCAACTATATTATCAACCATACCAGAAACACTGGCAGGTGCAGCAGTTGGTGCGGCAGCGGGTGGGGCGATAACCAAAACCCCAGTAGGAGCTATTGCGGGCGCTACTTTAGGATCAAGAGCGGGTGCAGCCTACGGAGCCGGTAAGCTTGAAATGGGTCTAGCTTATAAAGATTTAAAAAACTTAGTTGACGAAACTGGTAAGCCTATTGAAAAAGAAGTAGCTGCTGGTGCAGCAATTGCAACTGGCGCAGTTAATGGATTAATTGAATTAATACCTTTTGAAGCTGCAACAGGTCAAATTAAAAAAGCGTTTTCAAGAGAAGGAGTAAAGACGGCGGCTAAAACTAAAGTTGGAAGAGAATATTTAAAAAACATAGGTCAACTAGCGGCAGCAGAAGGACTTGCAGAGGGTTCTCAAGAATTAATGAATGTTCTTTTTACTGAAGCTGCTAAAGTTGCTTCAACTGGTGATTTTAGTATAGTTGGCATGAAAGACGCTAACGATACCGAAGGACTTTATAAATTCCTTTCTGAAACTGGAATCAGGATTGCTGAAAGCGCAAAAGCTGGCGCTGGGGGCGGTATTGGTCTTGGTATAGCAACTGGTGGGGTAACTGCCGCAAAACAAATATATGACCAAAGAAATCAAGGCAAGCAAGAGTCGGAAGAAATCTCAAAAACCGTTGAGAAAATCAAAGAAAGTAAGATTTTTAAGCGTGATCCTGAATTATTTAAGGAAACAACTCAAGACACCTTGGGCGAGCAGAATGTTTATATCCCCGCCGAACAAGTGCAAACATTCTTTCAAACCAAAACGCCAGAAGAAATAGAGCAATTTTATCAAGCCGTGCCTGAGGCTAGGGCGCAATTAAGTGAAGCGCTTGAATCTGGAGGTAATTTAGTTTTGCCAGCTAATCAGATTTTAACAGCGATTGCACAAAATCAAAACTTTGCAGAATTGCAAAAACACATGTCATTTACGCCTGAAAGCCTAAGTGAACAGGCGGCACAAGACACATTCCTTTCTAATGTTTCTGACACAGTAAATTTTGAACAAAAAAATCAAAAAGAAGCCGTAGGTCAAGAGGCAGTTAAGAACAATATCAAGAATCAAATTCTAGGGCTTAATCTTCCTAAGAACGAAGCGCAAAATATTATTGCAGCTTTAACATCTTATTATGATACTAAAAGCAGCAGATACGGCAGCCAAGAAGCAAAGAAGGTTTTAGATTCTTATCTTGGCAATCTTGAGGTTAAAAACGCAGTCTTTAATAGATTGCAGCCAATGGTTAAAAATACCAAGGTTGACGAGCTAGACAAATTTATAAACCAAGCAAGAAAATTTAATCCAAAAAAGCCAACTAAACCACTTCTGAAATTCTTGAAAGAGAAGGGTGGTGTAAGAATGGATTCTAATTTAGCTGGTGAACTTAATGCGCTTGGAATTACAACCAAAACCGCACCTGGACTTTTTAGAAAAGAAAGCGACTTAGGTGATGTTGATAATTTTCCAGCAAATGAATTTATTGAGAAGTTTCCTAATAGTGGAGTTGAAATTGAGGGTGATTATATAAGTCGCCAAGCTATTCTTGATCTTATTGGAAGAGAATTGCAAGGCGTTGATATTTCTAAGGAAATTAGCCCAGAAGAAGAAAGAATGTTTCAGTTTCTTGAAGATTTAGATAGGCTTGGGGTTGATATTAAAAACTCTGATAATGAGACGATTAAGAAGGCGATTGAGAATTATAAGCAAGAGCAGGGGTATTTTCAAATACAAACTAAGGACAGAGCAGAAGAATTAAATAAGAAAGCGATTGAGCTGACGGGAGTAACAGCCAATCCTTTAGAAGCTGGATATATTCTATCCAATGGAAAAATGCTTGATATGACTGGTCGTCATCAGGCGGCAGGCTATGTAAAAGCTGGCGAAAAATTTATTGCAGAAAAAGATGATTATTTAAAAGGAGAAAGAGCGGTCGATCATCGAGAAATTGCTCAAGAATTGGTTGACGCTTCTGGCACGGATGCAATGTTTAAATTTATGAGTGAATCAGGAGCGATCAGAGTTGATTTTAATTCTGGAATTATTGATTCAGTGATTCCTCCATCAAATACACAGCTAAGTCAAATTGTTCGAGCTGCTAAAATTGCAGGCCTAGATTCTCTTGAAATAGAGCACACCGATGATAAAGGAAATAGAATTTCTGGGGCAACTATAAGCAATATTACCGCTTCTAATATAAAAAAAGTTTTTTTAAATGATATTTTTTATCAAGGCGGCTTAGGAATAATCCAAAAAGACCAAGAACTCGCCCTAAAATCTTTAGACAAATTCCTAAAAGAAAATGGTATTGAGCCAAAAACCATAGAAGAAAAGCAAGAGGCATATGAGAGTCTTAGACCATCAGAAAAGTTAGAGCTAATAACACGCACAATAAATGAAGCAAAAAATAATTTAGACGATTATTTTAATAGTAAAACTTTCTTTCAATCTGGTTTTGGCATTATAGCCGCAGACCAAGAAAGAGCCAACGCTATACTTGATAAATTTCTTAAAGAAGAACTGGGTATAGAACCTAAAACTGAAGCAGAAAGAATTAAAGGATTTGCTAATTTAAGACCCTCTGAACAACTTAATGTAATTAAAAAACAACAAAAAGATATAGGAGAAAGTTTAGTTGACTATTTGGGTAAAAAGTTATTTTTTCAAAGCGGAGATATAATTCAGGGTCAAACCCAATTTATTGGTCAAAAACCAATAATTTCACTATTCAAAAGCAAAAACCGCTCAACTCTATTACATGAGCTAGGCCATGTATTCCTTCAAATAGAAAGCGAAGTTGCCAAACTGCCAGATATTTCTGACCAAGTCAAAAAAGACTGGAAAACAATTGAGGAGTGGCTTGATATAAAAGACGGCAAAATAACAACAGAGCAACACGAAAAATTCGCCAGAGGTTTTGAAGCTTATTTAAGAGAAGGTCGCGCACCATCAATCGGCTTACGCAACGCCTTTAGAAAATTTAAAAGCTGGCTATTAAGAATTTACAAAAATGTTAAAGCTCTTGATGTTGAAATTTCTGAACCTATCCGCAAAGTATTCGACAGAATGCTTGCAACTGATGAAGAAATTGAGAATCTAAAAAGCAATCCCTTATTTAGGGCAGACCAAGCAATACTTGATTCTTTAAGTGAAGAAGAGCAAAAGAAATATTTAGCCCTTACGCAGAACGCCAAAGAAAGCGCTAAAGAAAAACTACTGTCTAGGTCTCTTAAAGAATTGTCAAAACAAAACACCAAAAGCTTTAAAGAAGAAAAAGCGAAGGTGAGGGCGGAGCTAGAAAAACAGCTAAACGAAACACCAGTATATCGTGCGTTAAATATCCTAAAATCACCAGACTATAAACTAAACCGTGGAAGCGTTGAAAATTATGATGGCGATTTTATAAAAAGATTACCAAAAAACATTATCGCAGAAGATGGCGTTGATGTTGATATGGCTGCAGATTTTTTAGGATTTAAAGACGGCGGCGAAATGCTGAATAGTTTAGCAGAAGCACCAAGCTTTAAAACTGAATTAAAGAACGCTGTAGATGAAGAAATGGCTGCAAGGTATGTTGAGCCAATTAATGAAGAAGAAGCAATTAGCGCTTCTGAAAATGACGCCAGAGCAAAGAAGATTCTATACGAGTTAAATAATGCTAATAAAAAGGTTAATACTTTTATTGATACAACTGAGAATTATAAGCAGAAAGCCAAAGATATTCTTGCTAAAAAAGAGATAAAAGATGCTACGCAAAGCAATATTTATTATCTCAATGAAGTCAAGGCGGCTCGTGAAGCTGGTATTGCTTATGGCAAAAAAGATTACACAAAAGCCGTTGAATGGAAAAAGAAGCAACTTTTAAATCATTACCTCTATAGAGAAAGCCAACAAATAAAAAAAGATGTAAAAGACTTTTTAAAAAGAGCTGAACGCTATAAAAGAAAACCTGTGGTAGGCAAGGTTTCAATTGATGAAGACTATCGCCAAAGAATCGTTGGATTACTCCAAGATTTTGGAATTGATGCGAAGGATTTTGATTATGAAAAAACTAATATTGCCGAACTTGAAAACTGGAAGAAAGAACAAACAGAAGAAGGTGTTTTAGGGCTGGTAAATTTCTCAGAAATTGGCGAGTTTCAGGATAAGGACAATATTAGAACCCTAACCACTGACCAATTTAAAACCCTTGATAATGCCGTTACAAATCTTGCTCATATAGGCCAAGGCTTAAGAAGTTTAGAAATTGAAGGCAAAAGAGTTGAACTTGCAGAAATTGCAAAAGAAATAAAGCAAACCATTGAAGATAATTTAAAAGAGCGTCCAGAAATAAGGGGAAATTTAACGCCAAAACAAAAGCTAAATGCAGCCTTTGAGAGTTTTATGATGCCTTTAATCAAGGTTAAGAATATTGCTCTTAAACTTGATGGTGAAAAGCCATTAGGAACTTTTTATAATTATTTTGTTAAGCCTATTGCCACAGGCGAACTAAAGCGCAATGATATGATGGAGGAAGCCTATCATAAGCTCGACTCTCTTTATAGAAAATATTTTGGCAAAAAGGCTGGTGAAATTTCTGGTAAAAAAGTATTCATACCAGAAGCCAATTTTTCTTATTCAAAACAAGATATGATTGCTTTTGCCCTCAACTGGGGCAATGGAACAAATAGAAGAAGAATTAAAGACGGCTTTAATTATGGCGATGCTCAAGTAAATGCAATACTCTCTAATCTTACTAAAAAAGATTGGGAATTTGTGCAAGAGATGTGGGATTTGATCGGCAGCTACTATGAGCCAGTTGCAAAACTACAAAGAAAGCTTGTTGGATTTAAACCTGGAAAAGTTAAACCAATTCCATTTAAAATTAAAACTTCTGACGGCGAAACTGTAAATTTAAAGGGTGGTTATTATCCTATAGCATACAACGGACAATCCACTAAAAATACAACAGACGATAGTCTAAACGCTATATTTGGCTCAATTTCTGATTATATTCAATGGGAAAAATCTTATACTAAAGGCAGAAGTGATAAAAAAGTTACAGAGCAAATTGATCTAACATTAAAACCAGCATTTAGACATCTATCAACTGTTTTGAATGATTTGGCATTAAAAGAACAGGCATGGAACTCTTATAAAATTCTAAACAATAGAATTGTAAAAAAAGCTATTAATAGCCACGCTGGCGAGGAAACAACGAAACAGTTAGATACTTGGCTAAAAGATATTTATGGCGGATCTTCACTTGCTTACGATGCTTACAATGGATTAATAAACTCCCTAAGAGCTGGCGCAACTATTTCTACAATGGGATTTAAAATTGCTACAGCTTTAATGCAACCTTCGGGTTTTGTTCAATCAATTGTAAAAATTGGCTGGGGCAATATGCTTTCAGGATTGTTTAAAACCCTTGGAAATGGAAATCCAATGGAAATAAATAAAAATGTTCATTTTGCATTAGAGAAATCCAAGATCTTAAAAGACCGCTCAAAAACATATCAAAGAGACATTTTTGATACCCTTAAAAAAATGGAGCGCAAAGGTAGTATCGCAGAAAAAGCGACAGCAATTTATTTTTGGCCTATGGCTAAAATGCAAATGCTTGTTGATATTCCAACTTGGATAGGCGCTTATTACAAAGGTTTAAAAGATTTTAATGGTGATGATTCTAAAGCAGTCGATTATGCTGATTTAGTAATAGCTCAAGCACAAGGGAGTGGTTTGGAACAAGACCTATCGGCGTTTGAAAGAGGCAGCGCTTTTGGTGCAAGAAAATTTAATTTGGTTAAAATTTTCACTTCTTTCTACACCTATTTTAACGCAAAACTAAATCTTGCAACAGAATCATACCGCAAGACCGATTTTTCTAAACCTCGTGATGTCGCAAGATTTGCTAGTGATTTTATATTATTATTTTGGATAGAGGCTTTGATTGGCGAATTACTAACTGGAAGAGCGCCAGATTTTGGCGACGATGACGAAGATAATAAGTTTTTAGCTTACAATGTCGGATTAATGGTTTCAAGTTTTGCTGGTCAATTTCCAATTGCCAGAGAAGCTGCAGCGGCAGCAAAAGGTTTCAACGACACGCCAGCGGGATTTTCTGGCGTAGGAAAAATAGGAAAAGGATTATACACAGTTGGTAAAGAGTTTACAAAAGAAGATGAGGTTGATATTAGTAAAGTAATCGAAGGATTAAATGAAGCTGGTGGCATTGTATTTAAATATCCATCAAGTCAAATTGATGTATTTATTGACGCTCAACAAAAAGAAAAAGAAGGTAAAGAACCTGCGCCAATTGATTATTTGTTAAGACCTAAAAAATAATAAAAACCCTATTGACTTTAACCAGGAATTTTATAGCATTTTTTCATGATGAGAAAAGTGTCTAAAAAAGAAATGAAAGTTGATGGAGTAGAATTAACCGAAAGCAAAACTATCTGGCTTGATCCAAGATTAATTTGCAAAGGTATATACAAAGTTATTACCGAAAAGCAAGCTAAAAAAATCGCTTCTAAGTCAAAGGAAAATGGAATCTACGAAGTGAATAGTGTAGGGGATAGTGAAAAGCCTTTTATTCTAACTCGCTCTAAATAAGTTTTTAACAAACAAAAATATTTTACAAAACCGCTACCGATTAATTTTGGGGCGGTTTTTTTATTGCCTAAATAATGACAGCAAATACAAATACAGATTTAAGAAACGGTGTCAATGGTGATGTCGGGTGCAAATATCCTTGCGATTGTGCAACCACTGCGAACATTGAATTAGAAGGCACTCAAACAATTGATGGATTTTCGGCGGCAGAAAATACAATCGTTTTAGTTAAAGATCAGGATGATGAAACCGAAAACGGCGTTTATGTTGTTTCTACTGGAATTTGGCAAAGAGGAGTTTGGTTCAATAATCAGCTTAATGCTGCACCTGGAAGCTTGATAGTTGTAAATGGTGGCTCTACCAATGCCAAAACAATCTGGGAAACTGTTTGTGCTGATGCTGAGATTGATTTTGGAACTAGTGAGATTACTTTTGAATTAAAAGTAAAAGGCACAAATACTGGTGATAAATCAGTGTCATTAACTGGCCCAATTACTGGAACTAGCACAGAATCAAGCCCTGGAGTTTTAACGATTGCAACTGCAATTACAGATGATTCTATTACCACTTCAAAAATCTTAAATAATAACGTTACTAACGCTAAAGCTGCTCAGATGGCAGCCCATACTTTTAAGGGAAATAACACGAGCTCAACTGCGAATCAAGCCGATCTGACAGCAACTCAACTCACGGCTGAATTAAATAACTTCGTTGGTGATTCTGGTTCAGGCGGAACGAAAGGTTTAGTTCCAGCTCCAGCAGCAGGCGATGGGGCAGCAGGTAAGCTTTTAAAGGCAGATGGAACCTGGGGATCTCCCACAGCAGTGCCAAATGCGAGTGAAACGGTTGCTGGTATAACTGAATATTCAACCCAAGCTGAAACAGATGGCAATACAAATGATGTTACGGCAGTTACTCCGTTGAAATTAGCTACTCATTTAAATTATTACATGGTGGTTCAGGATCAAAAAGCAAACAACACCGCTGGAGGAGCAGCTTCTAGTGGGGTTAATACGAGAGTTTTAAATACAATAGTTACCAACACTATTACTGGCGCTTCTTTAGCGTCAAATCAAATAACACTACCAGCAGGAACTTATAATATTACTGGCTTTGCCTCTGCTTATGCCGTAGGAGTGCATAAGGCTTACTTATATAATGTAACCGATTCAGCAATTGCTATTATAGGAGCTAGTTGTGCAAACGTCGGTGGCGTAGCAATAACAGGATTTTCTAATATAGTAGGAAGATTAGATTTAGCCACACCAAAAGTTTTTGAATTAAGACATTATATTCAAGCAGGAGGTGCGGATGGCTTTGGAATAGCTACCAACGCTGGCATGAATGAGCTTTATTCGTCAATATCCATTCAAAAAACAAAATAAATAATTAAATCTTCAAACCAAAATAATTTTTACCTAACCGCTGTTTTAAAAAAACGAGCGGTTTTTTTATTATCTAAAATTTATGAACACAAACGGATGCAGCGTATTTAACAGTGGCAATACTGGATCTTCAGAAGGTACGAGCTCTAATGACAAGGGCTATTTCATCGACCAAGCAGCTTTAGAGGCGGCTTATCCAGTAGGTGAAGCTGGCTGGTATGCCACAGTTGGTTCAACAGATACAATTTGGATTTGGGATACTGATTCAGAAGCTTGGGTAAATAGCGGTCAATCTACTTCTGGCACAGTAACCAGCGTATCAGTCGTTGATGCAAATGGAATATCGGGAACTGTTGCAAATTCAACTACTACTCCAGCGATTACCTTAGATCCTTATGGTTTAGTCCCATACAACGGAGCAACGCAGAATGTTGATTTAGGAGATAACGATTTACTAGCCAGTTCAGTATATATAGCGCAAATAGACCCAGAACAAAACAATGCAAGATTAAATTTCTTATTGGGTGATTTTAACATGGGTAAAATCATATTCCAAGCTCCTGAAGGTGTTGATGGTTATACTAGAATTTCAATGTTGGCAACTGATGAAGTTGGCGCTTTATCAACTATATTTGAAGCCACAACTGATGCTGTTAGTTATACACCAATCGTTCAATCGCCAAATTTCGTTAGCCAAAACCAAGTTACGGAATCAATAGATAGTCAAACTTTACTTGTTACAAATTCATCTTTTTATCAAGAGTTTTTTGGCAATGATTTTCAAATTGTTAAATTGCCTGATGCTACAGGGCTACAAAGCGGACATGCGTTTCTTTTTGCAAATAATTCAAGCGGCCCTCTCGATGTTAGAACGACAAATAACGAACAATTAACAATTATCCCTGCTGGCGGCAGGCAGCTTTATCAATTAAGCAATAACTCAACCTCAAGTGGGGTTTGGAATGTATTCACACTTGCGCCTGAGAATGTTTCTTGGGGAAGTAATGGTTTAAATCTTCCTTTTTTGAGTGTTTCTAAGCTTGCTGGAACTGATTCTAGCAAAAATTTAGTTTCAATCACAAATCAATCTGAATCTCCTTCAGGAACAATTGATGGGGTCAATACTGACTTCGTCTTATCAAATACACCTCTACTCGGTTCGCAAATCATCACGGTCAATGGCGTTTTGCAAACTGAGGGTGATGACTACACGTTAAGTGGAGTCAATCTAACTTTTATTATACCTCCGCAAACTGGCGATATAGTAAGAGCCTTTTATCAATACTAATATAAAAAAATAATATGGCTACAACCAAAATTAATGGTGCATATCAAATTAAAGCGTCATCAATTCCAGCTTCGGTTTTAAACCTGACTTTGGACGAGATTTCAGCACCAGTTGCGAGTTTAGATTTAAATTCTCAACTTATTATTAACCTTGCTACGCCTTTAAGCTCTTCAGATGCAGCAACTAAAGGATATGTTGATACTGCTGTTACTGGTCTTTTAGACTATAAAGGCGTAATCGATTGCTCTACTAACCCTAACTATCCAGCGGCTGTAGTTGGTGATTTTTATGTAGTTTCTGTTGCTGGTAAAATTGGTGGCGCTTCTGGCGTTGCTGTAGAGCCAGGCGATTCTATCATTTGTAAAGTTGATAACGCTGGCGGAACGCAAGCTTCAGTTGGTGCTGATTTCAACATTATCGAAGGCAATTTAAATGGCGCTGTAATTGGGCCATCTTCTTCTACAGATAATGCAGTTACTCGCTTTGATGGAACTACTGGTAAAATCGTTCAAAACAGCTCAGTAACCATTGACGATTCTGGCAACATTATTACCAACGGCTCTCTTGGCTCTACTGGCTCAAGAGTTGTTAAAGGCTGGTTTACAGATCTTGAAGTTACTAATGCTATTGTTGGTGATATTACTGGCAACGCAGCAACCGTAACAACAAACGCAAACTTAACTGGTGATGTAACTTCTTCTGGCAACGCCACTACTATTGCAAACAATGTGGTATCAAATGCTAAATTAGCTCAAGTTGCTACTGCTACTTTTAAAGGTCGCACAACTTCTGGCACTGGTAACGTTGAAGATTTAACTGCAACTCAAGCTACTGCTTTATTAAATAACTTCGTTGGTGATTCTGGTTCAGGCGGAACGAAAGGTTTAGTTCCAGCTCCTGCTAGCGGTGATGCTGCTGCAAATAAATTCTTAAAAGCTGATGGTTCTTGGGCTTCTACTCCTAGCTCTCCAACCGCAGTTTTAAACGAAGTGCCAAGCGGAACTGTAAACGGAACAAACGATACATTTACTTTAGCTAACACTCCAAATGCTGCTGGCATTGTGCTTTCAGTAAATGGTTTAAAACTAAAAGTTGGCTCAGGAAACGACTACACCCTTTCTGGAGACACTATCACTTTCTTAAGTGGTGCTATTCCTCAAAGTGGAGATCAAATTTCTGCTGAATACTTTTATTAATCTTAATTTGTAGGCGGCTTAAAACCGCCTACAAAATTAATTGAGTTGTTATGGCTATTACACAAATAAATTTAGATAAACAAGTTAAAGGCAGTTTTTCACAAACTGGTCTAGCGGTAAAAGGAGCTAGTGCAAACGCTTTAACAATAAAGCCTAACGAGACTTTAAGTGCGCCTAGAACTCTAAATGTTAAAGTTAACGATGCTGACAAGACAATAGACCTTGCGGGAAACCTAACTACTTCTGGCGCAAATAATGTAACTTTTACTACCACGGGGGCAACTAATATTACTCTTCCTACTACAGGAACCGTTTCTACTACCGCAGGAACCGAAACTCTTACGAATAAAACCTTAACAAGCCCTGCCGTTACTACATCTTTGACAACAGGAAGTTCTAGTTTCGATTTGCTAAATGCAAACGCAACGACTATAAATGCGTTTGGCGCAGCCACAGATATTGATATTGGCGCAAATGGATGTTTAACAAAGTTAAAAGGCGGTTTGTATTTAGGTGATAGTTCACCCGCCGAACGCACAGATGTAGGTTTAGCGGGAACGATGATAACCTGGAACTCTTCTGGTGGCCTTGGTGAAACTGATATTGTTAATTATCGTCAAGGCGGTGTTGGTGGATTTATTTTTAAAATAAGAGCTTTTGATGGCACTGTATTAAATACCCCTTTAAGCCTAGATTCAAGTGGAAACGGCACATTTTTAGGACAAGTTAATGCTACAGATGTTAATTTAGAAAGCTCAAGCTTGCCAGCTATAAAATTCAAAGAAAGTGGTTTTGATGACGTTGCGGGCATTCTTTTTCAAACTAGTGGCACTGGAGATAGTAATTATTTAGCACTAACTGGGAGCGCTTCAAATGTTGATCCATCAAGTCAAACAATTGGTTTTACAGTTACCCAAAGCGGAAAATGCTTGGCGGTGCAGCCAACTGCTGGATTGGGATATGGCCCTGGGGCGGGTGGAACTGTTACGCAAGCAACCTCAAAAACCACCGCCGTTACCATAAATAAAGTAACTGGCGTAATCACAATGAACAACGCCTCAATGGGCGCTAATACCACTGTTATTTTCACAGTGAATAATTCAACCGTTAATTCAGGCGATACAGTCCAAGTATCTACTGGCGGAGGCTTTTCTTCTGACTATAGAGCGACAGCTTGTAGCGTTACTAGCGGCTCTTTTAAAATATCTTTAGCAAACATAGGAACGACTCAGTCAGAAGCCTTAACAATTAACTTTACTGTGCTTAGAGGGGCGAGTTCATAAGAATGACAACAACCGCACTTTCAACAAGACAAGGGGGAACCGGCTTAAGGTCAACAACCGCTTATGCTCTTTTTTGCGGAGGAACAACTTCAACCGCAAATTTGCAGCAAGTTGCTAGCGTTGGAAGCTTGGGGCAGGTCTTAAAATCTAATGGAGCTTCGGCTTTGCCGTCTTTTGAAAATAATGTCCTTCAATCAAATAGTTCTGCTGATTTAATTGGATATTACGGAAACGCTTTTGGAACTGTTACGCAAGCGACCTCAAAAACTACTGCCGTTACCATAAACAAGCCAAGTGGAGTTATTACAACAAGCGATTCGCAGTTGAATAATAACGCAACTGTTGTATTTACTGTTAATAATAATTTAGTCGAAGAAGGATATGTTGCCACCGCTTGCACTGGCGATCAAGGAACGGCAGCAAATTACTTGGCGCAAGCCATGAAGGCTGCTAGTGGATCTTTCAAGATCAGATTAACAAATTTAGGGGCAGATGCGTCTGAGGCTGTCCCTATTAATTTTTTTTTAACGAAACTTTCAGCAACTTAATATTAACTTAATTTAAAATTTTATGGCTATTACCGCACAAAATTTACTAGGTTTAACTGGTTTAAAAGGCCCTGTTTTTCAAGAAAATCCCAATAATGGAGATGTTCTTCTTGACGATTTAGGTCAACCAGAACCATATTACATCAATAGAGGAGATGTTACGAACGGATTTTATTATGTAACCTATAACATAGATAGAATAAAAAAAATTGCTAAAGTAACCATGATTCCCTATAAAAACGAAAGAACTTTTATTAGAAGTTTAGGTGCAGAAAAACTAACAAATTTAAGCCCCATTGTCTTTCATATTAGAGACGAACCCGCAACTGTTCAAGAAGATGGCTCAATAACAGAACCAGCGGTTACAGTTTTTGATTCTTATCTCTCTTATTCTGAAATAAGAAAAAGAGACAACAGCGAGCATGACCAAATTTTGAAATTTATAAAAACAGAATTTACAAACTCAACTAGAGCAAATGGCGCACATCGTTTACAAACTTTTCACATAGATTTTTCAGCTATGGTAATTAGAAGCATCACTCAAGACGATATCAATAATGCTTTAGCGTAAAAAATGCCCAATTCCATTCCATTTCTTATCAATGCATTTTTTTTAGTTCTAAACTCGATGGCAATTTTTCTGCTTTATTTTTTAAAGCAGAAAGATCATAAGCTAGAAAGCGCTCCTACAAAAGAAACTATCGAATTAGGAAAATCAGAAACTAAATTCACAATGAGAGATTGGGTTTGCGCTCAAATTCGAGATCTTAAAATTGATTTAGTTTCAATGATTACAAAAATCGAGCAGGATATAAAAAATGAAATGGTCAAAATGGAAGAAAGAATTGATAGGAAGCTAGATAAAATAGAGTCAAGTATCTCTTCATATAAAGAAGAAAAACACGACCAGGCCGAAAGATTAAACATTAAAAATATGGAAAATCAGCTTCTCTATGAGAGACTAGAAAAATCGGACAGGATAATTGAGCAAGCAAATATCATGACTAAAACTTTAGAGAAAATAATAAATGACAAAGCATAATGAAGACACGCCCATAGAGCAGGTTATTGAAAAAATCGAGTCAAAAGACGTAAGCAAAGTCTTAAATTCTTTGGCGGGAAATTTTAGGATTTTAACTTTTGCTTTAGCAATTTGTATTATCTTGACGGCCTTTATTGTTGCTGGTTGGGTCATAGGAAAACTAAAACCTGAATTTGAAAAAAATGAAACTATACGCATTATTAATTCTGGCAATTAGTTTTTTGGCTATTGCCGCTCTTTGGAGAAAAAGTGAATGTGAGAAATATATATCAGAACAAAAATACATCCAAGAAAAGACGCTCAGAGAAGAGTCAGAGCGAGTTCTTAAGCGTAAAATTACTAATTCTGCTATTGATACTAATAGCAATCTTGAGTGGTTGCGAAACAACCTCTGCACCGATTGTAATTAGCGATAGCTTTTGCGAAAGTAAGTATAGCTCTATTGGAATTTTCTCAAAAAAAGAATTTGAGATAATGAAAAAAATTAGAAACAATGACGAATATAGGAAAATCCTGGATCGCTTCATTGATTATACAACTATAAATGAAAAGGAGTTTAAGTTTTGCCAAAAATAATAGAGACTTTTCCAATTTTCAGATTAACTTATGATTCTAAAGGCACGCCTGGCGAATTTAGAAATAGTAAAGGTTTAAAATTATTTGCAACATTAGAAAGGCCAAGAAATGGCAATAAAAGAGACAACAAAAAAACCAAAGAAAATGAAAGTGGCTGCATCCCTGAAGGGACATACTTATGCAAAAAATATTCCAGCGAAAAATTTCCTGACACTTGGGAAATTACAGGGGTGGAAGGACGAAATCGTATTTTGTTTCACCGCGCTAACAATATTTTTGATCTTCTTGGCTGTGTGGGCATTGGAGAACGTTTTGCATTCAATGTAGCCCATCCAATCACCAAGGTTAATTGTAAGTATTGGCTTTTGGAATCAAAAATTGCTTTTGAAAGATTTCAAAAAACTATGCCAAATGAATTTTATTTGAGAATTAATTCGCAAGAAAGTGAGGACTTATGCCGACTACCGAGCAGTTAGAATACATGGCAAAAAATTTAGTTTTGTCGAAATGTTTATGTTGTGGAAAAAATATGACACATTCTAGAAACATAACTGCACCTTTATATTGTCTTGCTTGTGATTATGAAGAGGCGCAAGATGTGAAGAAAAGAATAAAAGACATAGAAAACAATTACAAAAGGCCAGGAAAAAGACAAAAGACTCAAAGAACTTTAATTGCTAAGTATGGTAAAAAAATTATATAATAGATTTAAAATTTTATTTAAAAATTTTAAAAAGAAATTAAAAATAATTAAAAAGATATGATTAAAGACCTGATTGAAAAAATAAAAATTTGGAGAAATTCTTTTAAAATCCCAAGCCTTCTTAGCTTTATCATTTCTAAAGATGGAAAAATTAATCCTACACTAGAAGAAACCTTAAAAACAGCTCCAGCGGCCCAAGACAATTGGGAGCGCTTAGGTTTAGGAAAGGTGGTTTTTGGAAAAATAAAAGTCTGGCACTTGATAGCATTGCCAATAGTGATGATCGTAGTTAGATTTAGCTCTGAAGCGCTGCAATTTTTCATTCAAATAATTTCTCAAGCTGTTATGCTTCTTCCTTTGAGTATTGTTCTTTATTTCTTAATTAAAAGTTTTAAAAAATGAATTTAACTTACCAAGAATTAAATAAAATGATGGTAGAGGGCTTAGAGAACGAATTTATTTGTTATGATTGCGGTTCTGAATATGGAAACACTCTGCCGATAGAAGAGGTTCAAGGGAAAATGGGGAAATGTTGTATTTGTGATGACGTTACCAAACTTTACGAATCTAAAGTGTTTTTTTAGATTTGTCAAAAAATTATCATTAGTTAATTTTACATAAGCATTAGCTATACATAATCCATGTTATGTAGCGAAAAGAAATTCTATGTCAGATTATTCTCCCCCTAAAACTTATTAAATTACTTGATTCATTAAGCTTAATCAAAAATAACCTTTTGAGATCAATATTAGTTACTCCCTCTTGGGCTTTAAGTGTTAAATTAAAACGCAAAAACACCCATCTCTTATTATAGCAAATTTCAGGAGAAAATAAGCGTTGTATCCTCAAAATAAGAGTTTTTGTTTCGTTATTGATATCTGATCTAATTAGCCATGTCCCACACATTCCATCATTTGCAAAAGAGCATATAGCATACCAATCTTTGCAACTTTTATGATCCTCTTGATTAGTGTTAGGCAATAAATCTTTTAGCGGTAAAACAAACAAAGCTTCTTCACTTGATCTTTTAATTTTTACCATGACTCCAAAACTAGCTATAGGTTTGATCACCTTTCGTTCCCCCTTAAAAAATTCACAACTCTAACCGCATAGGCTAACCCAACATTTGGCAATGGCCCATTTCCTAGCGCCGCTTGAACCTCTTGATTCTCTTGATTGTTATTAATTTCAATTTGAACCTCTGGCGCAACAGGATTGTTTAATTGCTGCGTTCTTCTCTCCTCTTCTTCCATATCCTCAATTTTCCATTTTCCAAGAATACAACAAACTGAACTAGCGCCACAGGTCATAGCAACTGGTAAAAGTCGCATGATTGAAATAGACTCGTCTGCTAAAGGGTAAAGCATTAATATTGCCGCTGTAGCTCCTAATGCTATTGCGCTTGATTTTAGTAGTTTTTTAAGCATATTTTTTCTCCATTATTTACTTTTTTTGATTAAAACTTCCTTTGAAAAAAATTCTTTTAATGTCATACCCATCATCTTTTCTAAAAACAATTCAATCCTAGTTTTTGGCATAAACCACGGCGCTTTTAAGCCTATGGATCTAGTTATTTTTACGGCAGAAATATAAAGTCTTAAGAATTTTGGTAGTTTTAGTTGCATACCTCATACTCCTCTTTCAATTTTAATTCATGTAAAGGAAAAACAACTTTTTTACCACTTCTCACTATCTCACAACAATAAATCCAATGCCCACAATATTTAAAATATTTTTCGCATAATATTTTTTCACCGCTTTGTTTGCGTTTATATGTTAGCTGCATAACGCCTCCTTTTTTTATTCAATTAAAACTCCGTGTCTCTTCAGTATATTTTCTCCTTCCTCGACAGTTCTAAACTCTAGGAAAATGTTCTTTTTTTATATTTTTTTGCAAATCTAACCTTGGTCATTACCGCCTTGAGTGGATCCCAACCTTTAGTGTAAATTCTGCCCCATATAGTAGAATATACTAATTTTTTTATTTTACACCATTCGCTTAAACATTTAGTTTCTCCTTCAATGGTAATTTTAATATTACTTCTTTGATTTCTAGTTTGTTCGGTATTTGTTGCCCATCGACAATTTTGTTTTGAATAATTTCCATTATTATCTATTCGATCTAAAGAATGTTTATTAGTCGGAGGCATTCCCATTTCTGCTAAAAAATTTTCAAATTTATTCCATGAACTAATTATTGTTATACCACGCCCTCCATAATTATAATAGCTAGGATTATTTTTATTTAAACATCTTTGTCGAACACCTTTCCATATTCTATAAATTCTTATAATATCTGGATTAGTTTCATCTTTCTTTCTAAAGCCATGAGTAATTTTTCCTCTAGATAGGGAGCATTTCTTGCCGCAGCATTTCATCATACCATTCATAAAATAACTTTTTTTACCAATTCTTTCGTTACCACAATCACATTGAAATAACCATTTCTTACTATGAATATGCTTAATGGCAATTAAGCAATTTAATTTTTTTCCAGTAATGTCAATTAATTTTCTTCCCATAATTCTCTAACCTAACTTTAAAATATTCTTCACCTTTTTTTACTTTTTTCTTATCTATAATGGCTCGCCAAATGTCATTATCATTAAACTTATATCTTTTCTGCAATATATCCTGCAAAGGCTTTAAAGCATTATCATAATCACTTCCTGCATTACTAAAACCAAACTCATAATGTATTAAATACGGCGGTTTTGGAATCTTTACTTTTGGTAAGTTATAAAAAACCGCCCTTTCATAAACTTTATATTCATTTGTTTTAAAGCGCCGACCCTGCCAAGCGTCATTGACGCTTAAAGGCTTTATTTGTTGTCTTGCTTCAAGTGGCTCAACTCCATATTCCTTTAATTCTTTAGGAAGCTTTATAACTTTCTTTCTCGCCTTCCTCTTAAAAACTAGTTTTTTATATTCTTCTGGGGTCATTATTAGAAACTTTTTTTATTTTTCAAATTCCTCACAAATTATACTAGCGAGCTCTCCCAGAAGGTAAAAAACAATACCATATTTAATATCATACATGCCACAGAAGCCAATAATGGCGCAAATCGCACCAACTCTAAAAATTATACTTTTTTTCATAACTGCTTTAAAACCTCTTCTTTTGAAGATTTAGTTTTTAAGAAATCGATTAATTTCATACTTACTTATTGTTTGTTGTTTGCCTTTATTCCAGGGGGTTTTATTCATTATCTATAAAGTAAAAACCTGTAAAAATACTTCTCGGTCAAAACCCAGAATCAACAAATCTTCATTTTCTACAGCTACGCTAGCTCCGTTTTCATAAACAATTTTGTATCGACCGTTTCTATATCGTTCATCATGTCCAATATATCTGACTTTTTCTCCGACTTTAATTCTCATATTTTTTATTTTTAAGTTAAACCGCCTTTTTATTATTAAACCAAAAGCTAAATTAGAAGTCATTAATTTTATTTCTGTGCTTTTTCAGAAAGCGCAGATTTATATTGACTTAATTATTTTAGTTTGCAAGAATTAAATTACGACTTTTTAATTAAATAAAAAATATATGGACAAACTTCAAAAAAAATTAAAAGAAAATCGAGAATTTCGCTGGGAAAGATTTAACGAATCGGATGCAGAAGAAAAATTGCTTAGATTACAAGTGATAATTGCTATGAAAGCTAAAGAAGAGCAAGAAGAAGGCTATCATTTAGCAGTTAATCTGCGTAATTTTGGTAGCAATTTTGATTCAATTATTTTTGAATTAATTTCCAAAGCGCAATCTACGCCAGATAATTATTATAGACTGATGCTTGCTTTCCCTGAATATGTGAAACTTTGGGAAGAATGGCAAAATACTGAAGATGAAAAGGAATTTTTTAAGAAATATCTTTCAAGAAATGATGACCCCCTGGAATAAAAATAAATCAGTCGGACAAAAAAAACACTTAACCGATTCCCAAATCCAAGAATTACGTGCTCACCTCGCATCAAAGCCTCGTGATCTAGCTTTATTCAGCTTGCAACTTGATTCAATGCTTCGCTCCTCTGATGTCATTAAGCTAAAAGTCGAAGACATTACAGACTTTGAAGGAAAAGTAAAAGAAGAGCTAAATATTAAACAAAAGAAAACACGCCGCCCTCATATCGTAGCGCTTTCGCCATTTACACAAACTGTTTTACAAAATTACATTTCTGCGGAAAAGCTGGCTTCAACCGACTATCTTTTTCGTGGTTCAAAAGGAAAACATATCTGCTACGAAACTCACCGTGCCGCTTGGAAAAGTTGGGGTAAACTCTTAGGGGTAGATTCTGCGCTTTACGCAACTCACACTGGAAGACGAACAAATGCGGTTATGGTTTATGAAGAAACTAAAGACCCAAAGCTTTTAATGGAATTATTAGGGCATCACGACATCAAATCGACAACTGCTTACATGGGAACGACTAAAAGAGAGGCGCTTGATACCTATAAATCGAAGTATTTGAAATAATCCTCTAACTTAGCTTTTTATAAAAGCTTAGTTAGGACAGCCATTATAGTTAAGACTGTTGCCGATATTCCAAAATAAATATTGGCAGCTTTATCCTTGCCATCCGCTCCCACAACGCAAATGAAAGTTGTAAAGGCAACAGCACACCAACCTATAAAAACTATCTCAAATATATTCATATTTCCTCAGTTAAAGTTATAATGCGTTTATTTTTTTAGCTTTTTCGACTAGCAATTTTGCTTCAAGCAAAATGTTTTCCGCTCTAATACTTTCGAGCTTGACTTTTCTTAAAAGCTCTTGATTTTCATAAAAAAGCGAGTCACTTCGCAATTTTTTTATTACAGCTTTTAATTTTACTATTTTTCTTCTTTGATTAAAGAAATTTAAAAGACATTTTTTCATATTTAAATTATAATGTGTTTTAAACTAAGGATTGTAACGCTGCTTTAGCTATTTCTGACCCTTCCTTAGAAACACATTCATTTAATACCGCTACTAAAAAATCAATTGTTCCCGCCGCTTTTCCACAAGCTTCGATTAATTTCTCATTTTCTTTGATTAATTTTTCTAAATCAGTCATATTTTAATTTTAATAAGTTTTAAACCACTTTTTCCATTTTTATAGCTTACCCTACAGGGTATGTTTTTTTAGAGGGCTAAAAAGTGGAGTTTTTTACCGCTTTTACCAAAAGCGGTAAAGGGGATTAGAATTATCGTGTGCTTCATTTCTCACCTACCACTAAAACATTTAATGACCTCAAAATGATGAATAGCCTCAGTTCCAGCCTTCTCTTTCTCAATTTTAATTATTTCCTTCGCCACAGCTTGCGCTTCTTTAATCGTTTTAAAAAAAGCAATTTGTTCTAAATGCTGATATTTAGCAATCGTAGAATTTTGTAGATGTGGAAAGATAAGAGGATAATGACTTATAGAGCCGTCTTCATGTTGAATGACTAAGCTTTCGCCGAATAATTTAGAAAATAATTTTATTTTATACATAGTTTTTTTAGTTAAATTAAAAAGGGATTTCGTCATCACCCCAATTTATTTGATAATTCTCTTTTTTTTCCTGAAAATGTTGAATTTCAGGCTTTTTTTCAGAATAAATATTAGCTTTATTCAAATTAATTTCACACCTATTTTTCCATTCTCCAGTCTTTTTATCTTGCCAATTTTTATTTTTTAAAAATCCCTCAACTTCAAAAATTGCAGAAGGGTTTTTGGTTATTAATTCAATTATTTCAGGCTTTCCTGCAACAAAATAAAACCAAGTGTAAAGTTGTTTTCCGTTCATATCTTTGCCGTCTAGCCACTGAATTTTACCATTTAGAAAGCGTCCTTTTTCATTTTCTCTAATCTCCATTTCAGGGGCTTTCGAGTTAAAATCGGTGCGGATTTTGCAAATTGTTTTGAAGTTTGACATTATTTCTCCTTATTTCTCCTTTGTTTATTTTATGGGGTTTGAGTCATTTGATAATAATTCTACTTCAAAAACCGCGGTATAACTTTTATATTTGTAATTATCCTGAAATTTTATTTTTAAGAGTTTAATTTCAGCGTTGTAAATATCGTAATCTTCATAATCATTATATTGTTTAAGATACTCCTTAAATTCTGCTATAGCGCAACAATAAGCATTATTTAATTCATGCAAACTGCTAATACCTATTTCAATTATTTTTTTGATTTCTAAGTTTGACATTATTTCTCCTTTGTTTTTAAAAATTCTTCAAATAATTTTTCTTCTTCTTGCCTTAGTCTCTCTATGCGCCAATCTCTAAATTCTTCTTCAAGTCTTTCTTCTGATTGTTTTTTTTCTTTAATAGCAGCCACTTCTTTTTCCCAAGCTTCTTTTTCAAGCTGCTCTTCTGGTGTTAATGCACTAAACTCTTCCCAATATTTATCTTTATCTTCTTCGTTAATTTCTGCTTTGCGAAAGGAATAGCCTGACTCTAAACTATCTTTCATTACGCAACCAAAACATAGTTCTGCGATTTGCTTTCCTTTATGAGTGACCTTTTTAACTTTCCAGCCATCAGAGATTTCGATTCCCCATTTTATATCTTTTCCGTCTTTGGAAAAGATTAAAGCGTCCATTTTTTTACTCATTATTTTTTCTCCTCTAATTTTTTAATTTTTGTCATTCTATTAATTCCTAATTCGTCTAATTTTTCTAATACACAAATATTGCACCAAACCCCTTCTTTATTCATTATCTTAGACTGTAAAAAATTTTCGTGTTCGCCATGCTTGGGGCATTCATATTGTGTTTTTTCATATACAAAACTATCAGCTTCTCCTTTCTCTTCCTCGCTTTGCTTCATAGCTTCATTTATTGTTTCAGTTACGCAAGCTCTACATGGTAAGATTGTGTTATTTCCCATATTTTTGCAGCTACAATTTTTTGCGTGTTTAAAAGAAGATTCCTCGCTTTTCTTCTCTTCTTCTACCTGATTTTTATTCATTAGACTTTCTGCTTGCCTATTAGCTTCGTCAATTATCTCATCTGACATATAACTTAAATCAGCAGCTCCACCAACTGAATAGCCAATTAATTGAGCTAATTGTTCCTGATCTTCATTGCTAAAAGTCCCATTTGCTACAAAAATAGCAATGTCATTTAAGTCACAAATTTTTGCTTTAGTTGTTTTATCAAGTAAATAACTTACGATTTTATTTTCTTTGAATCTGGCCGTCCCCTTATCATCTAATATTATTGGCTGAATAGGATGTTTTTTTTGTGAGTTTCTGGTATCTTCCACTATACCACAATCACCCTTCTCTGGTATATTAGAATCATCGAGAGATTCTAGGGCATTAAGGAGGTTTTGGGCTTTTATAATTAAAACATTAGGACACCAATCTCCGACTTTTAAAATTCGATTAATAGTTGCCTCGGTTTCAATAAGTTCTTTCTTCAACTCCTCCATCGCCTTCTCAACTTCTATCTTTGCCTGATTTTTTTTCATGTTTTTTTTACATTCTTCAAAAGATAATCCGCAAACATTGCAAAGCCAAGGGTCTTCCTCTTGCTGGTTAGTAGAGGGGACTTCTTCAAAATAATTAAAAAAATCTTCTATATTATATAAAGCCACACAATCCTTTAATGCCACCATTGTTCTAATTGAGCCATACAAATCTCTAATTTCTTTTATTTCCTGCACTTCAAAACTTCTGCCAATTAAGTTATTAAAATATTCCCTTCCCACCTCTGGCAATTTCTCTTCCACAGTGTTTTCAGGATTACATTTAAAGCATGGCTGCCATTGAGGAGGATTGCTTAATAGCATAGTTCCGCCGCTTCCTCCGCAATAACTACAGAAAGGCATTTGTTTATTTGTCATTTTCTAGAAATTTAGTTTTATCGCACTTCCTACAGTTTTTCCAAGGAAGTATTTTGTAAGTTATCCATTCATGCCTACATAACAATTGCTTTAAGAGTTTTTTCATTTTGTTTCCTCTGGTTCATTTGTATATTCTAAAGAAGTGTCGCCAAATGGTTGCCATAAATGGTTTATGTAAGCCCATCTTTTCTTTAAAAATTCCAGTATTTCTTTTTCATCCTTTCTGCAAACTTCAATGGTATTTGACCTGAAGAGGCCTTTTCTTTGACTAACCCAGAATAGTTCCAAAACACCATTTCTATAATAATCATCACCATTATATGCGGGCAAATCATTATCCTCACCTTCTCTCCAATCAAATCTTATTAAATAGTTATAATCAAAATCAGACTCTCCCTCTGCCTCAATAAAATCATTCCAGCTTTTAAAGTTCTTATTGCACTCATTGCTAAAATAATTTGATGTGCTGCAATAATAAGGATGATCTATTTCCCATAAATGTTTTTCCATATTTCTCCTTAATTTAATTATTCAGCCTTAATAATTCTAAATCGATGACAATTTAAAGCCCCATCATCGACAAACAAACATCTTCTATTTCTAGAATAGTCTGCCTCATTTGCTTTTCTAACGCAAGAGGTAAGAAGTAAAAAAATTATAAAAATTTTCATAAACTTTTTGCTTTAGAAAATCTCATGGTTCCATTTTTGTCAAATTTGACTTTATGGCTTGAGCCTATGATTTCACAATATTTACCAGCTTTTTGCAGAATTTGATTTGTGTAATTTTCTTTCGCTGTTTTCACTATCAATTCATCACTAGCCGCAAGCATTCTTTTTCCTATGAGATCGTCTATGTCGCTTCCTTCTTCTACTTTTAAAACCCCAAATTTTTCAGGCCATAATTGTCCCCATAGCGCCTTTTCACGCTGTAATCCTGTCAAATCTTCGCTATTGCGAGGAAATACGCTTGGGTTGGTGTCGTAGGCGTCTAAATCAGCTTGGAAGGTGTTTAAGCTCTTCATTATTAGAGATTGGAAAAAAGGCAAAACAGGGTAAATATAAATTTGCAAATCATAGATTTTATCCAACATTTCAAACTTGCCTTCTTGCGCCCAAGTATGGGTTTTTCCTTTAATAAAAGGGTCATCCGTTGGGAATTTTACGCCATCAATTTCAATCTCCTTTTCTTTTGGCAACAAGGCCGTTAAACATCCCCAAGTCTTTTTGGCCACCATTAAATTATGCTGGAGCTGCACTATATACTGGAGCTTGCTTCCGCCACTCAAAAATTTAGAAAAAAAGTTAGCCGTTTTTAATTCAATTAATCCTTCACCCCAAGAAGCATTTATTTTGCAGGTTTTATCGTAATCATCATATTCACCATTTTTGATATTTAAATAGCCATCAGGTGAACAGGATGCCAAACCTTCCCCTCTTAAAAATTCCTTAGTTCTTTTTACATCAATTTCCACATATTCCTTAGCAAAACGATAGGCCGTGTATTCTTCTAAGGCGTTGCCAAAAACCTTATGCACAGGATCAATGTCGCTTAATTTGGCATTGAACTTTATTTTTAGAAAAAGCTCTTGAATAGTTCTAAATGGGCGGTCTTTAATTAATTCTTCTTCTTTAAATCCGTTAGCCACGAGATCATTACGACAATAATGATATATTGGGCAATAAGATTCACTCCCACCGATAGTTTCTTGGCGAGCATCTAGCCACTGGGGCGAGCCTTGCGTGATTCGATTATTTTCCATTTTTAATATCCAAAATTATTTTATAAATCTCTCTAGCTTCTTCCACGCTTCTAATATTTGCTGTGTGATAAGAAGCTCTTCCTGTTTTCTTTGCTATCAAATTATATAACTCATCTCTTCTCTTTTTATTATGATGCCAAAGAGGATCTAGTAATTTATGTATATGCTGCCGAGCTTCTTTTATTGCCTTATTTGGAATGCAGCCTAGTGGCTTCGTAGGGTCTTTTGTTTTATAATGACACCCTACGAAATTTCTACACCTATCACATTTCCAGAAAGGCAAGCTAGCAAGATCAGAGCGGTGAGGATAGATTTCTAAGCCATTAGTTAATCTGGCCTCGATTTTATTCTTGCACTCACAGCAATATATCTGCATTATTTCAAAGCCTCCAACTTCGCACTTTTAATAGAAATCAATTCAGCATAGTAATCAGGCTTATAAGCTCTCAAAAACTCGATATCATCTTTATAGGAAACATCAAAAGACATATTGACGGCTTTCTCAGTTTTCATCGAATTAAGGCCCTCTGAAACCTTTTTAAAGGCGACCTCTATAGCCTCGCTGTTATCAGCAATAACTTCACCCTTTATAATTTCTTGCTCAATTTCAGCAAATACCTCTTCCATAGGACGCTCTATATCGTCTTTCTGTATAGGCATTTTTATTTCAGCCGCATTAAACGATTTTTCTAAAGCTGGCGGTATTGCGTGAGCTTGAGCGGTTTTTGATTTTGGAGTAATATTTAACATTCCTTCATTTGCATCAAAAGCCTCTTCTGCGATATAGTCATTACCTACCTCTTCAGGAAATGCCATTCTTAGAGCCGCCGCTTCAACACATTTTTCTAATTGCGAATAGCTTCTCTTAGCCCACATCGAATTAGGTGCTTTAGTATCGTTCTTAGCGGTTTTATATTCTTGCTTCCAAAAAAGTTTTGCCGTAAAAGCACATTTTTCACCTTTAACATTTCTGTAAACAGTGACTTTGCACCATTTCGGATAAGATACCTCTACATTGTCAAGAGTTTCAGTTATATCATCTCCAAATTCAGCCTCACTTCTGCCAGCATATTGACCAGTCCTTGTGGCTGTAATTCTAATTTCTGAAATTGATGGCCAAATAGTATCTTTCATACACTTAGCTTTACTGTCCCAAATGGGCACTATTTGGATTGTGCGCTTCATGATGTCGAGATTACGAGATTTGCAGTAATCGATTGCCATTAACAGCGTTTCATCTTTTTGAACATTTGGATAAAGAATTTCTTTAATTACTCTGAATTGTCTAATATCCATTCCACGAACTTCTAGCGAAGCTTGTAGTGGGTCTTTTTTTGTTATTTCTGTATTTTGCATATTTTCTCCTTTATTTATTGTTAAAAATTAAATCTAAAATCTCTTCCTCAAATTCGAGAAAATCCTCGAAGTGCAATTTGAAGTCTGCACTAATTGCATCAAAGACTTCTTGCCAAGCCTCATCATAGCTAACATCTTTTTGGGCTATTTTATCCTCAACTAGTCTGTTGAATTTTCTTGATATTTTAGCTTTATTTTTGTCTGAAAGTTCTTTTGAAGATTTTAACTTCTTTAGTTCTTTTTTTTCTTTTTTCAGTAATGCTTTTAGTATTTGTTTTTGCATGTTTGTTTAAATTAAATTTGCAAAATAATCAGATCGAATTGCATTAAACCCTTTTTGTTCTTCACGCTCTATTCTTATCCATTCAATTACAGCATCTTCTATTTGTTGTTGAATTTGATAAACTTCAGAAGAGGGTAATTGTTGAAATATCTCGCCATCTATAACAGCATAAATATTGGTAATAGTATCAACAGAATCTTCTCTAGTTCCGTAAAATTCTATAGTTTGTTTTATAACTTCTTCTAAAGAAGATGCCATAAAATCACCTTTATTTGTATCAATGTACCAATCTGTCATAAAATAAATATATTTATATATATAATATTAAACTAATATAATATTATTATAGAATAATAGAGTTCTATAATAAGTCAACAACATTTTTTAATTATTTTTAATTTTTTTCATGTCTCTTTTGATGCCCTCTAAAATATAGTGTGCAGCTAAAGTTTTTTGACTCCAATTCTTTCTTTTACTTCTTTCTTCGTATCTATCCTCTTCTTGATAAGCATCAACTATTTTTTTAAATATTTTATATTGCGAATAGGAGACGGGGCCGCCAAGATTAATTTCATCCTCTCTTAAGCCAAATTGTTGCATGGCTTTTACTTTTTCTACGGCTGATGATTTTTCTTCCGCTCCTTCAATTATTTTTTTAACTTCTGGCTGCTCAATCTTTTCTATTTTCTCCTCAATAGAAGGTAAGTCAGTAAAAGAAAAGGGTAATTTACCTTTTTTGTCGTTATTCTGCATAAAATAATTCCTCTAATAAATTGTTGATTTCTTGAACAGATTTTGTGATCGCTTGTAATCCTTCTCTTGGATCTTTAGGATTAATTTCAGCGCCTTTTAGCTCACTAACACCTTTGCCTAAGGCATAACACTCTGGATATATACTTGGCCTATGTTTAATAAATGTTTTTGTAAATTTAAAATGCTTTAAAGAGGGCTCCAAGTTAAGCATTCTCACAAGTTTATTGTCAGTATTGTTAAAATTTATTTCTCTTTGTTGACTAGGCACTTTGTTAGGAACAATAAACGCCCGCACATGATTAGCTAAAACGCCTTGATTAATTAATTTGTCTAAAGTTGAATCAAGGTTAGGAATCGTATCAATATTATCTTGTACCGCTTCTAAAGGAGAAATAATCAAATCTGCAAGCGATACTGCTAGTCTTAATTCTTCGGTAATTTTTCCAGTAGATTCTAAAAATATAACATGAAATTCTTGAGAAATTTTAGTAATTATTTGTTTTAGCGTTTCAGGAGTTGCGATAAAATGACTGACAACAGGAAGGATATTAGCTTGATTCCTTCTGGTCATCATTTTGGCGGCTGAATATTGGTCTTCGTCCATATCTATAATAGCCACTTTTAAGCCTCTTATAGCTAAAGCTATTGCTAGTTGAGCATCAACCATTGTTTTGCCAACGCCTCCTTTTTGAGAAATGACAGCAACAATAAACGCTCTGATTTTTTTTATGTGCTGCTCAATTACTTGTTCCATGATTATTTTAATTTTTTATTTATAAAAACCCCTTCCTTAAGCAATTGGTCAAATTTTTCCATTCCTAATTCTAAAAATATTTCAACCGCTCTACTTTGTGATCCACGTCTATCTTCGCCAAAAAGCTGGGTATTATTTATTGCTCTTGTTTTGACTTTGTTGATTACTTCTTCGTCAATTGTGTTGTTAAATTGCTGTCTTGCCATAATTTTATAAATAGTATATTAGTTTAATAGAGTAATAGAATTATAGAAAACTATTTTTAAGTCAACATCTTTTTTAAATTATTTTCAACTTGCAATATTTTCTTATTTTATTTTGGGAGCAAAAATTGAAACAAAGATTTTCTTATTTCATCTTTCGGACAGAAAGTGAAATAAAGTAAAGGGCTTAAATTATTGACTTTCCTCAAAATAATCAGAAACAATCAATCCCAACATAACCCCAATCCCAATAGCTACAACAGTCGTTATTTCGGCCTTTGATGGTTTAGGGGTGAATGAGAAGAATAGGGTGAGAATTAGTAAGTGCTTCATGCTTTCTCGATCTTTAATTTATACTTTTTGCCATTCTTGATAAAAAATGCTGGATAGCTCTCATTATCAACAATTCTAAATAAATTAAATTGCTCGTTGATTGTTTTATTTAAATCTAATTCTGATGATTCCGAAGTCCTGCGCTTATAGAAAGATTCTGGGCCAGATTGAGGTTTTGGAGTTTTTAATTCATCATAATTATTTACAAATTCCAAGCACATTTTAATTCTTTTTCTGGCTTGCAAGTCACGTAATTCTGGGTTTAATTCGTGGCCTTCTAGCCGCAAAACATCTTTAAAATAATATGGCCCATTATCAACTTTTTCATCAACTTCAAACATGGTAAAAACTATATCATTTTTACCTTCCAAAACCTGCCAAGGAAGAGGAGCCCAGCCTTTACCTTGAGGTAGATCACTTTCGTGAATCACAATATTATGCTTATTAAGATTTAAATACGGCTTTGGCATGATAGTATAAAGACTTAGTGCGAATAGTATGTCTCCACGATCTATATCATCAATTCTATCGATACATTTTACTTCATGGCCTCTTTTTCTTAGCTCCTGAGCCAAAAAATCTGTATATTTTGTAAACCAGCTATTTAGTTGTGTTAGGATAGATATTTTCATTATTTCACCTCAATTTTAACATTTTATTAATTGTATATTTACCACACCACACTGGAAAAGCCGCTCTGATGCTGTTAGGTTCTTTATGAGTTCCATTGTTCAAGTTGTTGGCGTAGATCCCTGCAAGATATAAAATATCCCATCCAGGTGCTTCTTTTTTAGCTCTCATCAGGGCTGCGTCATCCAAAGATTGATAAATATCAGACGGCTTCCAAAGGCTCTTTTTTGCTTCTCCCTCAAAACTTTGTTTTGAAAACTCCGCCTCTTTGATTTTTTCAGCAATCATTTTTTTAATTTCATTCACAGATAAATCTGGAGTTTTTTCATTTGGGTTAAGATCTGGTTTAAGATCTGTTTCTTTATAATTGGCAAATTTGCCAATTGGATTTTCTAATTCTGCCAAATCGATTTGGCTATTTTGCGAAATGGATTTGGCATTTTCACCATTTGCATTTGGCAAATTTGCCAAATCAGTCCTATCTTGCTTTGATGGCGCTTCTCTTAAAAATCTAGCCTCATCAGTAAAAGCATACCAACAGGTTCTATCGTGAGGATTGGAGTTGTAATTTCCTTTTATAATTACCCCTTTGTCAACCAAATTATCAATCAATCTTCTTATTTGATCCTTGCTCCAAAATCGAAATAGTTTAGCAAAAGCATCGTTCTTATTCCACGTCCAAGTTCTACCATCGAAAAAATTATGGTTATTAGCTTTATTTTTTCTAATCCAAAATCGAAAATGATAAATAAGCACGGCCTCTCGATCACCAAATTCTATCGCCTCATCTTCCTCAAATTGAAAAGCCATATTTAAAATATTAATTTAATTTTAGTTCTTCCTTTGCCTCTGCCTAAAGGTTTCGACAAACCAAATTTTTTAGCATAAACCGAAACAGTAGCAGGAGAAACCTTTAGTTTCTTCGCTGCTTCTCTGTTAGAATTTCCGTAGTATATTTTTTTAAATTGTTCTTTGTCCATTGTTTGCTAAATTTTTAATCAAAAACTATATCATTCTTAATTCAAAAAATTAAATTGTCAAATATTTTTGATTTATTCTTTTCTCGTTTTAAAAACTTTCCAAAAATCATCGATATCAACCTCCTGTCTAGCCACTCCTCTAACGAGCATGACTATCTTTTTTCCGCTTTCCTCTTTGATTCCTACAACCTCGTATTCTCTGCCGTCTTCTATATCAATATATTTTTCAGCTAAAGAAATTTTAAGCATGACTTACCTCATCTCTTTTAAAAGCGCCCACTATTCTATCTAGAACCAAGCCGTCTTTTGAGATTTCTACGACTTTAAAAACTAAACCTTTCTTTAAAAAAGGGTATTTTCTGCGATCTATTTTAACCAAATCCCCAATTTTTATTTTTGCATTTTTTTTCATATTTTCTCCGTTTTTTATTGTTGATATTAAAAATTTTCCTCAATCTTTTTAAAAACCTCGATTTTTTTAATCCTAGACATGATTTCTACTTTTTCGTATAGAACAGTGTAAAATTCTTTTTTAAGGCTTCTCAGCCTCAAATTTATGCCATTTAATTTAATTTTAAGTTCTTCTTCGATTTCTATTTTGTTATTTTTCATTTTTTCGTAATTTTAAAGATGCTTCAGTTAATTTTTTAATCGCAATGACAATTTCGTCTAGCTCTTTGCCAATAAATTCTTCTTCAAAAAAAGCCAGCGTTCCAGAGATTAAGGTGATCCCTAGATCGCAGTTGAAAGATAGCGACTCTTCTTCACTCATGTTAGCGAGCGAATATTGCTGAATCAAAAAATCAATGATTTTAAATTTTAATTCTACATTATTTATTTTTTTCATAAAAAAATCCCTTAAACCCTAAAAAATATAAATATAA